TATAAATAGATTTATATATATAATATTATATATATTTATATATAAGGGGTATATATATTTATTAAAATAATTATATTATTATATAAATAAATATATAAATTTATAAATAGATTTATATATATAATATTATATATATTTATATATAAGGGGTATATATATTTATTAAAATAATTATATTATTATATAAATAAATATATAAATTTATAAATAGATTTATATATATAATATATATATGTATATATAGATATATGTATATATAGATATATAAATATATTAATTAATAGAGCTCAATCGCAGCTCCTGACGCTATTTTTGGCAAGGGCTGGCGGCACTACGGTGAGAATTTGTGAACAAATTGTGAATTGGTTAAAAGAATTGATTGACAAAAGTTTAACGGGATTGACAAAAGTTTAACAAAGTCGGTTAAAAGTTTTAACCAAATCGTAACGGTGAGAATTTGTGAACAAATTGTGAACATTGACAAAAAGTTATCAAAGTCCCTGCAACGGTGAGAATTTGTGAACATTGACAAAAAGTTGTCAATGTTCATAAACTGTTCACAAATTCTCACCGTTCCTGCCCTGCCTATTTTACGGCGAAAAAAATGTGAACGCAAAAAGCGGTCACTTTTCAGTGACCGCCTTTTATTAATCTACGATTAAGAGCATTTGCGCTATATTGACCGCTTCTTTTTGTTGTTCAACTGTTTTTGAATCATCGGTGACTATGTCAAGTATTGAAGATAATTTATCCAAGTTATCCCAACAGCGACGTATACGTTCTCCCTCTTTTATGGTTGGATATTTAACCTTAGCCATTTCCACTATTGCATCGAGTTCGTCGTAAATACAGTTGAGAACTATTGTAGTGTAGCATGAATCTTCTTCAATTCCCTCTTCCATAGTTGCATAAATTGCATCGTTAATAGCATCAAGTATTATTGTCATGGCTGTCTTTACATAGTCAACATAACCGTCGACATTTTCTGTCATTGAGAACGGATTTGTTACGCCTGATAACACGGACTTTACGATTGTCATTTTCATTTCCATAATTAAAACCTCACTTTGTTATTTTGTCGGTGCAGATAGAGCATTAAAGCTCTATCTGACCATTTGCGAACTTGATTTCTACGTGACCGCTGTCAATATCAATTCCACGCTTTTTCGGATTCCAGTCTTCTTCAAGGATACAAAGTTCTAATGCATATCCCTTATTCTCCTGATTCTTGATTGTTTTTACTGTTTTGAGTGCCTTTTTCCAGTCCTCTGCACTGATTACGTTTTTATCAATGCTCTTGTAGTTGTTCGGCTCGTAGTAACCGAGTTTAGCAATCAGCAGATTTTTCAATTCGGTAGCCTTGAAAGCAAGGCGAAGATGCTTTTTTTCGCCGTAGTTGTAATTGTCGCCTAAGTTCTCATTACGGTAATCGACATTTGCATCGCTTACAGCTTCAAAATAAGCGTGAGAAAGGTCGAGGAACTCAACAGGTGACAGGTCGATAACCCACACTTCACCTTTTACGGTAAAACCCACCTTAAAAGACTCTATTGCGAGCCTCTTGACATACTTCCAGAAATAACCAGCGATTGCAAAATTTGTGTTCATAAGAACAACTCCTTTTCTTAAAATTTTGTAGTATCTCTTGACTACATTTATATTATAGCATATTCAAAACGATTTGTCAATACCTTTTTTAAAATTTCTTGAATTTTTTTTTCAAGGTTTTTTCGTTTTGTCCCTTGCCATGATTATAGTATAGCGCTTAATACATAAAAAGTCAACCGTTTTTTGAAAAAAGTCTTATATAAAAAATATATGTGCGGTATATGGTTTTATATATGGCGTCGGGTATACTCCATGTAATATTTTAATAATGTTATACGGGGGGTTGATTTTTTTTAACAATTGCGAAGAAATTCGCAAACCCCCGGGGCTAGTCCAAAAATTTCAAGGAGCATTTTTTTCTTCGAGGCCATGCCCGGCTACTGTCTCGATACCTTGACTTTCCTCACCATCTATGCTATAATAATATTGGAAATGAGAATGAAGCTCATTCCGAGGAGGTAATAACTATGCCAATGAGATTTAAACTTGACTTTACTCTTAAAACCTCCCAAGAAAGACTCAGCTACTTAAAGGAAAATGTTGATTTCGATTAGCTAACCAAGAAAGACATTGAAACTTGTACGGACTATGTGTTGTATGGTAAGGACCCAGATAAGGACGATACCTCTATGGTAGACCGCAAAGAAATCTATATCAAAACCCGTTACAACTCATATAATAAAACAGAACCCGTTTCTTTGGAAGGACTAATGGAAAATCCCGCATTTGACGAATCAATGTTGACGTAGGACAGACACATTTACAAGAAAACCAAACCAACTATTGACAGAGAAAAATGTAAGGACATACCCGGTATGTAGGAGTTATGGGACGCCATAGATAAGCTTGACCACCTGTTAAAGCTTGCTAAGGGTGAAGTGGAACCGCAGGAAGGCGAGTCAGTGCCCAACTACGATTCCAAGCAACTATACCATTTAAACCACCACCTAATTGCGCTAAGGAAACAGCAATATATGTTGAAAGACAGCGCATTCCCTGAGTTCATGGCGGCGAAGAATTACGGCTCATTTTACGAATCGCCCACTATGGCGGAGATGAACTATCCAGTGTTCCCTTGTGGGACTATGAGGTCTGAGAATGACCCTGACTTCATGAACCCAACTATTTCGCAGCGAGAACTGGTGACTAATGTGGAGGAGAAGATAGAGGAATTGAAGAAGGCGAACAAGCCTTACGTGAACTTTATGGATAAGAGCCACATTTATTAGCTGTGCCTGAACTATTATCAGATAAAGGATTAGGCTGAGAAGAACCCTGATTCGCCCCTAAACAACCTATTGTGGACGCTGGACTTTTACATTGAGAAGGCTAACCTGAGCGAACAATAGAGGCTGATTGTGGCGGCGAAGAAGGAAGGCCTATTGAATAAGGAGATATGTGATTTGTTGATGGAAAAGATGGGGATTTACCATCAAGAGAACTATATATCGACTATATGGAATAAGGTATGTGGCTTAATCGCTGCCGCCGCCGACCTTAATTATGATGAATGGTGCTGTAAGGACTATAAGGCTGCTTGGAAGAAATGTAATTGTTGTGGAAGATTGATGCTGAGAGACCCACGTAATTTCGTGAGAAAGGCTAAGGCATTGGATGGGTTGACTAACAGATGCAAGAAGTGTGATTAGAAGAAGAGAAGAGGTGAGATATAAGTGACGAGTATGGAAGCGAAACTAATGGAGTGTTTGACTGGATTTGATATGATGGACCTGATGGGGTTTGCGAGAATGTTGAAAGTTGATGGAGAGTGCGTGAAGAAAGCTCTCTGCTCCGCCGCCATGGCTCCTGAGAATCTGGTTGATAGGCAGGAATGGGAAGACTTTATTTGCTCTATTGTTGAACAGTTTGAAAAGTGTAATAGAAAGCAAAAGAGAGAATTGTTAAAAATGGCGAAATAGATTGTGAAAGAAAATAAGGATGAAAAAAGTGGAGTAAGTGAAGAGGACATTCCACCTCAGGAATAAGAGGTGATGAAAAATGGCAATGAAAAAGTGCCTGTTGTGCAAAGAAGATAAAAGCACAGCGAATTATATAGGATTACGTTCAGAACTATTGAACGGCTCAATGCCGATTTGTAGAAGTTGCATAGCTCGACTTTTAGGCGGCAAATCAGATGAATAGAGATGGAATATGGCGAATAAGCTTTGTTAGCTTGCTGACGTTCCATTCGTTCCAGAAGTTTTCGAGAAGACCTATTAGGCTCATGGAACTGATGCTTTTGGAACTTATTGCTATATGTTTAGAGAGAAACCTTATGATACTCTTGACTGGACGGAATATAATAATGCTTATTTGATATTATAGGATGAACAGCGTGTTGAAGATGGACTCCCTGAAATAAAGGCAAGCAGAATTAATAAATTGCATAAGAGATGGGGACAAGAATATGATGAACAACAGCTTGAATATTTGGAGAATTTGTATAGTGGTATTACACAAACTACTGGTATTGTTGGCGCTTTGAATGAAGACCAAGTATTGAAGTTGTGTAAGATTTCTCTGATTATTGAAGACAAGATAAGAAGCGGCATGGAGTTTGATAAGGATTTGAAGGCTTATGATAACTTGTGCAAACTTGCTGGTGTTACTACTCAGGCTATCAAGGAAGGTAGTGAGTTTAACTCTACTGGCGAGGTATTTGCTTATCTTGAGAAATTGGGCTATAAGATTAACTACTATGACGGTGCAGTAAATGATGAAGTTGACAAGACTATGAAGGATATACAGTATTGGTCAAGATATCTTTATATTAATGAAACTGCTATCGGGGAAGAAATTAAGGAACGTATTGAGAACTTGAAGACAGCAGATAAGATTACTAACTCTGGTTTCGACTGGGGCGAATATGAATCATTTGCTGACGATGTTGACGAGAACGAAGAGTTCAATATTGAAATTTGAGGCGATGCGGCATGACTATGAATATATTGTTGCCGTAGTAGATGATTAATGCTACTACTCAAATTTTAACTAAGGGTGAAGTTTTCTATCGTAATGGTATTGCCTTAGAGAAAGGCGCCGTAATAAGTGAGAAGAGAATATAGAAGAAGTAGAGACTGTATGAGCAGTATGCGGACTTGTTCTCTTCTTACCCCGACCTTTATTTGGAATTGATTAAACCAGTGGGGTCAAAATTTAAGTTGAAGTTCTTCCAAGTAATGTTTATCAGAGCGTGTCTACGCTACGGACGTGTGTTAACAATCGCACCGCGTGCCGCCGGTAAGTCGTTTATATGCATCTTGGCGCTGTATCTGATTTGTATATTCAGACCGGGAAGTCACGTTAATACTAGATAGCGCTGTCGTATTGTGAAGTGCGACAGATAAGATTGGTTAAAAGCTGGGAAATCCAAGAATTTAATATTACTACAAAGCACGAAATCCTGTGCTTGAATGTTGCGAAAGCAGAAATAAATATATTAAATCGACCTATGGTTAAATCCTAAGGGTTTCTAATGGACAATCAGCACTAAAGGAGGAAAAGTAATGACTGAAAAAGAATTAAGAGATAGGATTTATAAGAAATTTGGTGACATCAATTATGATATTATTACCTTTAGGGTAATGAGAGAACCTGCTGACTTTAAATGTTTGGATTGTGGAAATGTTGTTCACATGGAGCATTTACAGAATTTGTTCAGAAAAACAAAAAGTGAGTTTTGTCCTTTCTGTGCTAACACTTATAAAGGAAACAAAATCGGAAAGAAGTTACCTTTAGAAGAAGCACAGAACAGATTAAAAGAAGCCTTTGATACTGAATACGAGATTATTCCTGATAAGTATTAGGGATGGTCACGAAAGGCGTTAATTAGACATACTTTATGCGGCAAGATATTCTCTGCTCAACCAAGAGATTTACTATATCACAGCCACTGTCCATGCTATACAATCAACTCAAAAGGAGAGTTAAAAATTAAAGAAGTATTGGATAAATACGGCATAAAGTATGAACAGCAAAAACGTTTAGAAAACATCAAGAAAGCTCCATATGACTTCTATCTACCAGACTTCAATTTACTAATTGAATTTCAAGGTAGACAACACTATGAGTCAGTGAAAGTCTTTGGTGGAGAAAAACAATTTGCTAATCAGCAGGAAATTGATAAAAGAAAAAAGCAAATAGCTCATGAAGCAGGTATTGAGCTACTTGAAATCTCTTACTTAGAAAAGTCATTAATTGAAGAAATTTTAGTTCAACGACTATCCTTGACAGGAGTAGAGCCAAGTGGCTCGAAATGCCAATCGCCTCAAAATGAGGATTGATTTAGTCTGGTCTTATGCGAGAGTATAAGAAGGGTCTGCGTAACGAACAGACTCGCAACATTACGATTCTAGTGCGCCCCTGGTAAGGCTCAGGGTGCTAAAATTGCGAACCAGAAGATACATTAGCTTTGGGACTTCTTCCCGCTACTTCAAGACGAGATTATTGGTAACGGTAATTTTGGTAATGACTATGTTTAGTTAATAGACATACATTTTGGTAACAAGATGAAAAAATAATGCTTTTAATTGCTGGGAAATCGTAAAGTCACTCTTGCTAAAGATATTTCCTCAAATATCAATGCGACGAAAGTAGAAATAAAAGAGTGAATGGCATATGGTTAAATCCTAAGTGCCAACAATTGATAATCAGCAGCCAAGGAGGAATATTATGACATATGAAGATTTTATGATAAAAATAAATAATAAATTTCCAGAAGAAGAATTTGAAGTAATTCAATGGGGAAAGAATTCTTCTGAGAATAGTATAATAAAGTGTTTAAACTGCAATAGAGAAATTACAGTTAATACTGGAGAGTTATTTAGGAAGAGAAGAACAAAAATTTGTTCTAAATGTAATTATATTAGGAAGGATACTCTAAAAAATAGAGAAATAATTAAAGAAAAAATTGGAGACAAGGGATATAATATTGAATTTTATATGGCACAGCAAAGTAAAAATGGAAACAAAGGAGATAAGGTTCGTTTTACTTGCTCTAAATGCGAACGAGTTAATGAATTTTTTGTTGGTAATTTACTAAAAAATAATTCTTCTATTGAATGTCAATACTGCTCTGGTCAAAAAAATAAAAAAGACCATATTGCCTATAAATTTGAGTTAAACGAAAAATATCCCAACGCTTTTACTTTATTGTCTGATTATGAGGACATAGACAAAGAGATAAAAATTCGATGTAATACTTGTGGTTTTATTCGCAAGGTTAAACCTACAAATCTTTTACGTAATGGTTTTTGTCCCAAATGTGGTAAAAATAAATCGACAGGAGAAGCGAAAATATGCGCTTGGCTTGATGAAAACAATATAAGATATGAACAGCAAAAATATTTCAAAGACTGGAATATTGGACTTCATTATTTTGACTTTTATCTTCCTGAGTATAATTTAGTGATTGAATATCAAGGTATTCAGCATTATGAATTTAATCCTTATTTTCACAAAACAATAGAAAATTTTTCTTATTGTAAGAATAAAGATAATATAAAGAAAAATGCGGCTATTGAAAATGGATTGAATTATTTAAGTATTAAATACACTTTATATCATAAAATTGAAAAAATATTAGATAATATTCTTAAAGGTTCAACGACTATCCCGCAAGGGAGTAGGGGCAAGTGCCTCGAAATGGAGCACTTCCAGTAGGAAGAAGATATAGTCTGAGCTTAATAGAAATATTAAGAAGGAAGAGTGTAACGAACTCTTTCGTAACAAAACTGAGATTAACTTTTAGAAATAAGTCAGTGTTTGACGTTATGACACCACTTAACTCTACTCGTGGTAACCGTGCTACTTGTGGTATTATGGACGAGTTCCGTGACCACTTGGCTGAGGATATAAATGAGATTATTCTTCCTTTGTTGAACGTTGATAGACCTATGGTTAACGGAGACAAGAATGAGAATGAGCCTCAGCAGGTTCAATTATGGATAACCTCCGCCGCCGAAAAAGGCACGTTTTGTTATGACAAGACGATAGAGTTACTGGAGCAATAGATTATCAATCCAAAGGAAACATTTGTTTGGGGCTTTGATTATCGTATTCCAGTTCTTACTGGACTTCTTTCAAAGGACTACCTTACTGAATTGAAAATGTCTCCAACCTTCAATGAACTTGGTTTTGCTAAGGAGTATATGAGTAGATTTGTTGGTGGTTCTGCCGACGCTTGGTTTGACTATGAGAAGCTAAGTCGAGCAAGGAAACTTGTCAATCCGGAAACATCCGAGAAAATTAGAGATGGTATTGAATCGTTCTACATAATCAGTGTGGATGTAGCGAGACTTGGTTGTTAGACTGTTGCTACTATCCTCAAAGTATTCCCTAACAACAGTGAGGGATATAAGATTAATCTGGTCAATTTATTTGTTCTTGGTAGAACTAATCAAGAAAAGGTGTTTGATAAACAGGTTGTTGAATTAAAGCGACTTATCGCGGCGTTTAACCCAAGAGAAGTCGTAATAGATATCAACGGTCTTGGTGTTGCCTTTGGTGATGCTATGATTAAAGAAAGCACTGATGAAGAGGGTAATACTTATCCTGCTTATGGTTTCTTCAATGAGGAAAGTAAGTATATTGATATTCAGCCAAGAAATGCTATTAAGATATTATATGGTATTAAGGCTAACGGACAAATAAACAGTGAAATGCACTCTGCATTATATGCAAAGATTTATTCAGGACACATGAAACTTTTGATTTCTGAACAGCACGCACGTAGTAAACTACTTGCTACTCGTAAGGGATAGAGAATGAGTCCAGAGGCACAGAACGCACGTTTAATGCCACATATTTTAACTTCAAGTTTGGTTAATGAGATTATGAATTTGAAGGTAAAGCCTACTGGTGTTAACAATCAGATTGCTGTTGAACAGATTAATAACAGAACATTGAAGGATAAATTCTCTGCACTTGAAATGGGAGTTTATCGTGTTGTTCAAATTGAAAATAAAGAGCTGGCTCGCCGCCGTAATCGTGGCTTGAAGAGACAGCTTACATTCTGTACCAGAGGAGGTGGAAGAAGGTGAGTGAGATAAAGGAAGTGACACCAGAAATGCTGAAAGCTCAACGTGTTGAAACTTTTAAGAAAGGTATTGAGAGCATGATTGCTAAGAGCCGTGCCGCCTTGGTAAAGTCGAATAATCGTGAGCCAAGCGTGAATAGATTCAGAAGAGACTATTCAAAGGCAGAGATTCATCGTATTATCACAGAAGGAACTGCCGTAGAAAAGTCTATGTTGTCTGAATATTTCTTTTCAGTAAGTGGTGTTTACAAGCGTATTATTCTTCACTATGCTACCTTTCTTACCTATTCTTGGCTTCTCGTTCCTCATATGAATAAATATGAAGATAAACTTAAAGAAAAGAAAAACAAGAAGATATATTTCGATGCCGCAAATTTCTGTTCAAATTTCGGCATCGAGAGAAAATGTGCTTGGTTTGCTAAGAATGTTCTTGTTGATGGCGGATTCTATGGAATTATCCATGATAGTGGAACAAGTATAGCAATTCAGGACTTACCATTCTCTTATTGTCGTAGCCGCTTTAAGAATCATTAGGATATTGATGTTGTTGAATTTGATATGCGTTTCTTTGACACAATTCGTGAAGAGGACTTACGTAAGCAAATTCTCAAAACCTATCCGAAGATTGTTCAAAAGGGATATAATAAGTGGCACAGCGGCAAGACAGATGACCCTTGGATTTTCTTGCCAGTTGAGCTTGGTATTTATTTCACTTTGTTTGACGAGAGTCCATTCTTTCTTGATTTAATTCCTCTTATCGATGATTTAGAGGATTACAAGATGATTGATAAGCAAAGAAAATAGTTAGCATTAAAACGTATTATTACACAAGAAATTCCACATGATGGTATGTAGCTTGTATTTGAACCAGACGAAGCTGCTGATATGCATGACGGTGTTCTGGAAATGTTAGCCGATAACCCCGATGCCGATGTTATCACATCCTACGGTAAGGTTAACCTATTGGATTTGAGCGGAGATGGACAGCAAAATACTGACGTTACCGAAGCTCAACAATTAATTTATGATTCTGCGGGCGTATCAAAGGAACTGTTCAGCGCCACATCCGATGCAGGCCTTCAATTCTCATTGAATAATGACCTTGCTATGATGATGGTTCTTGGCGAAGGATTTGCACACTTTTTTACTGCTTTGTTAAATAATAAATTTGGCAACCGTAAGTTGTCATTCAGAGTATTGATTCTTCCAATAAGCTATTACAACAGTTATGAGTATACTTCAAAAGCTAAGGATTTAGCAGCATTTGGTTATAGCTTCTTGACTCCTGTTCTTTCAACAGGTATCGACCAGACAAGCCTTGCTGACCTTAAATCATTAGAAAATGATGTACTTGATTTGGATGAATACCTTAAGCCGCTCCAGTCAGCGTATACTCAGTCTGGAAAGACCAATGCTATTACTGCTGAAGCAGGCAAAGCACCTGCTCAAAACCCAAACGATTCTACTACTGCTGAAAAGGATGAAAAGGAAAAAGAGAAAAAAGAATCCACATCCAAAGATGAAAGCAAAGCGAAGAAAAGCGACGCCGCAGAAAAAAAGAGTGACGGAGGTGAGGATAAATGAAGCTTGATGAAAGTATGCTAAAGTTTAATGTTACCATTTATGGTGATGTTGAGACTCTTTCTCCCACTCTTTCTAAGAGTAGATTACGAATTTTTTATAGGGGTCTCAATAGGAATCGTACATTTATATCAGAAGACTTCGCCAGACAATTGATTGAATCTTTACCATACGTGCCAGTTAAGGGTATATTTGATGGAGAGAATCTTGATTATGGCGACCACGGAGAGAAAAACTCTGATGGACGTATTTATGGTATAGTTCCTGAGAATCCTAACTTTGCTTGGGAAAAGCACGTAGACGAAGATGGGGTCGAAAGAGAGTATGCTTGTGCGGATGTTTATCTCTACACCGCTCTCTATCCAGAAGCAAACCTTATTTCTGGAAAGTCCCAATCAATGGAGATTCATAAGAAAGGACTTGACGGAGAATGGAAAATTTGGAGCGAGGATGGACAACCTTATTTCGAGTTCCAAAAAGGACATCTGCTAGGTCTTTAGGTGCTTGGCGATGAGGTTGAGCCTTGCTTTGAAGGTTCCGCTTTCTTTAGTCTGTATAAAGACGCTAAAGAAATGTTTGACTATCTAAAAAATTCTAAGGAAAAGGAGGAGAGCAAGAAAATGGAGAAAAATATCTTTAAGCTATCAGATAATGATAAGTGCAATCTTATTTTTGATGCGCTTAACACAACAGAAGATAGTTTTAAGTTAATTTGCAATATCTATGATGATTACGCAATTGCTTACGATACTGCCAATGGCAAGTATCTTCGTGCTTACTACACAAAAGATAATGAAGCAAATACTGTTACAATCGACAGAATTGAAGATTGTTACATTGTAGATGTTTCAGAAAGCGAGCTTAATGCTCTTAATGCTATGAAGGCAGTTGGCACTTATGCTGAGGTTCAGACTAAGCTTGAGGCTCATGAGGCTGAGATTGCTTCATTTACAGCTGAGAAGGAAAGTCTTAATGAACAGCTTACAAATGCTCTTGCTGAACTTGAAGAGTATAAGAAAGACGATGATGATGACGAGAAGAACAAGTGCGCTAAGAACGACGACGAGGATGACAAGAAAGACGGCGGCGAAGAAGGCGACGATGAAAAGAAGAAGGACGATGACAAGTCTAAGAATTCTCTCGAAGAGACTAATAACGAACTTCAGGCATAGGTTGATTCTTACAAGTCAGAACTTGAAGAAAAAAATGCCGAAATTAGTAGATTAAATCAGTCTCTCATCGACATAAATAATGAAAAGTCAGAGCTGGAAAACTTTAAGAATACAATCGATACAGAAAAGAAGTCAGCTATTATTGATGAATTTTCTACTTACCTTAGCGATGAGCAGGTAGCAGAATTTAACAGCAAGATGAATGACTACTCTGTTGAAGATTTCAAAAAGGAAGTTTGCTTTGCTGCTTATAATGCAGATACTTCTGTTTTCTCAAAGAACAAGGACGAACAGCCCGACTTGATTTACAAGAGTTCAAACAAGGTTACAGAAACCGGTGCTCTTGCACTTTTAATTAAACACAAAGGAGGTAATAGATAATGGCATTTGTTAAATTTGACCGCGGTCTTTTCCGCAACGGTAACTCTGCTAAGGGTCTCAGCTATGGCCAGATTGAACCTAACCAGGTTTGGTTCGATAGAGCTGGTATGGTTGAAGCACAGTGCAAGCTTGATACAAATGATTTTGCTGACACACAGGTTGCTCCACTCACAGTTAGCGGCAAGACAGGCGCAGCAACAACAACTAATAAGATTGTAGCTCAGAACGGTGCTTTCCTTCAGGTTGATAAGGCAAGCTATACAGTTTCAATTCCTACAAAGGCTGGTAAAACAGCAGGAATGCCAGTAGGTATTAACTACTCAACAGAAAAACTTTATGACCAGTTTAATCCTCAGAGAAGAAACTTCTTCCTCACAACAAACGATTGGCTTCCAAGAATTGGTTACGTTGAGAGAGGTATGAGAATCACAACTAATGCAGTTCAGTGGGATACAGATTTTGATGAACCAGCAGACTTTTCTGGCTTTACAACAACTGCTGATTCACTTCAGGTATGGCAGGCAGTTCAGCAAATTATTGCTCAGAAGGGCGTTGTCTACGCAGCAGTTCGTGATGGTTCAGATGGTGAGTTCGTAATTGGTGTTACACCTGACGCAACTGAAGATATTATCCTTGCACAGGTTGTAGCAGCATACACAAACGCTGACAGAACTTGCTCATTTATGTTCCAGATTCTCGACGGCGGCACTAAGTAATTAAAGGAGAGGTGAGAAAGTAATGAATAAAAATGATATCAGAGACCTTTACATTCATGCATTCAAGGGCACTTCCCCTGACGTTACACGTTTCAGTGTTGCTGACGTAAAGGACACTTTAGTTGAAGAGCTTCGTGCTCTTGCACCTAACAAATATGAATATGAAAAGAATAAGCTTGACATTTTCCAGATTGTTCAGGAAACATTTGATGAAGTTCTTCCTTCATATGTTGGTAACTTCATTGGTCAGTTTGCTGAAATCAAGTCAGTTGGTAATGGTCAGAGAGCTTCATTCATCGTTAAGAGAGGTCGTAGACGTGCTAAGACATTCGTTACAGAAGTAGGTCTTGCAGGTGTATACGAGGCATTCAGACTTGACGTTGACACCTTCGAAGTAAGTGCTAAGGCTTACGGTGGAGCTGCTTACGTTGACTTCGAAAGAATGCTCGACGGTTCAGAAAACCTCACAGAACCACTTCAGCTTCTTCTTGAAGGTCTTGAAGAGGCTATTTACAGAGAACTTCTTAAGGCACTTATCGCAGCAACAACTAACAGCGATATGCCAGCAGCTAACAAGGTTACTACAAACACATTTGACCCAGAGGCAATGCAGAGACTTTGCACAATCGCTAAGAACTATGGCGGTGGCTCAGCAGTAATTTTTGCTTCACCTGAGTTCGTTCAGTCAATGGGTCCTGATGCAATTGGTATGCCTGTATATGGTCTTGGTGCAGGCGGTGCTGCTCCTGCTACCCCAGCTTAGGCAGGTTATGCAACACCTGTTTACAATCCTAACGATATTGCTTCAATTGCAGCAACAGGTTATATCACAATGTTCCGTGGAACTCCTATTGTTCAGCTTCCACAGGCATTTACTGATGAAGAGAATAATGAATATCAGACACCTACTGATACAGCATTCATCTTCCCTGCTGGCAACCAGAAGATTATCAAGGTTGTATTTGAAGGTCAGACAGACGTAAGAGACTGGCAGCACAGAGACCGTCAGATGGAGATTGAAATCTATAAGAAGTTCGGTGTAGCTATACTCACTACAAATGACTGGTGCGTATATAAGAACACAACTCTTACAACTCAGTATCCATATGCAAGCCCTGACAGAAGCGGCAATCCACACAACGGTATTTACAGATAATAAAAACGATAATACGGTGGGTGAGAAATCTCACCTGCCGTTTTTATTGAGATAAAAGGAGGAAATAAAAATGATGGATAATAGAATGGTAGTTCTTCAGAACACACAGGCAGGTACGGTAGAAATTTATTCTCCCGCATATAATGTAAAGAGAATATTCCCAGGTAAGGGTACAAAGCAGGCTCTTCCATTTGATATTGTTGAGCAGCTTTTATGGGATTAGGGCTTCAGATACATGATTGATACAGGTTTGCTGTATATTGATGATATGCAGGCAAAGATTGACCTTGGTCTTGAAGAGCCCGGCACAGAAACTCCAACAAGAATTAAAGTCTTTACTCCAGAACAGATTCTTACTCTTTTGAAGATAAAGAAATATGATGATTTCAAAGCTGAAATCGATTCAGTTTCTATCGAGCAGGCTAATGAAGTAGTTAAGTATGCTGTTGAAAACAATCTTGTTGATAACGATAAAGTTAACTATCTCAAGGAAGTAACTGGCAAAGATGTTATTGCTATGATAGCAAGAAAGCGTCTTGAGGCTGATGCTGAAAAGGCATATGACGCCAAGAACAAAGATAAGAAACCAGAAGGTGTATTTACTTCAGTTTAATAAGGTGATGTGAATGGTTACTTTAATGAACGTTTATGAAGCGTTCCTTTCAAAGGTAAATGAAGATGACTGGTCACACTGCTACTCAAAAGAGGATTTAGAATGGTTTCTCCTTGACTGGAGAGCCTTTCTCAATTCCGCTATACCTTATTTCAAATTCCCAAGATGCCGCCTTGACATCGACGAAGAAAAACAATGCTTTGTTGATGAAAAAATGGGGCAGGCAGAAATATAGGTGCTTGCATTATTTATGAAGCAGGAGTGGCTTAAAAGAACAGTCGATTCTTGGGAAAATATTAAAACACAGTACGATGAAGCCGATTTCTCTCAGGCAAACTTGCTTCGTCAATTCATTGAATTGAAAGCACAAGCAACTGCCGACGCTCGTCAAGTAGAGGCAAATTATTACCGCTCACCTGACCATCGTACTTTTAATTTTAAATCTTTGGCAGGAGGAGGTGTAAGACGTGGACCGAGATTTCGTCGCTAAGCACAAGGAAGTCTTGAAGAATCGTCTATATGGACTTCTCTGTGAAAAAGAAAAAGATGGCTCATGGGAAGACTTCCTTGATAATATTTTAATTGATTTGGGAAACTTCGCTAATGAGGATAGAAGTCTTGAATATTATGTTCTTGTTTCAAAAATCTCAAATTGCAGATACTTGTCCTATAAATACTTCAGAAAGACAATTTTTGAATGTATGAACTTAATTGATAGGATTGATGTGATATGAGTTATTTTGATGAAGTTTATTTAAAACGAATGAACAAGAACGGTAATACAATGCAGGAACGCATCAAGACAGCAAAAGAAAATGAGTTTGATAAAATCTATTTGAAAAGAAGTCCATATCAGTCTTTGATTTATGAAGTTAATGAAACGCCGCAAGAAATTGTGTGTGTTGTTGCTCCAACACGCTGGAAAGACAAATTGCTTTCTAATCTCCATTGCTCTATGAAAAGTCCCGTTTTTAAAACTGGTGATGTGCTTAAAATATTACAGAAAGTTAAAAACGAGGAATTTGACCGCTACTGGATTGTAATATCAGTAAGTGATGATATTACACATGGATACCGCGGCTATGAAGTAATGGTGTTAGATACCTTCATCAACCAGACTGATGAATATGGCGACACAATTCGCACTATTCCAATAAGATTTGTTAATGAGACTTCTACATTTGTTCAAGATAAATTTACTTCCTATGGTGCGGTATCATACAGGGAGCCACTTGCCCATAGAAAGTTTATAGCACAAGATAATGACTTCCTAAAGAAGAATATGTATTTTGATTATAAAGATAGAGGATGGGAAATAGTAGGTAAGGATAACTTAAGTATCGATGGTGTTGCTTATGTATCTATTGCTGAATATCTTACTAAGCCGCCAGAGCCAAAGACTACTGCGGATATTGAGATAGGAGAAGATAAGAATTTCTTCTTGAATGCTTTGAATAAGGGGTGAGTTAAATGGAACTTTCAAAAGTTAATTATGGTTAGGAACTTGGTCCAAACCTTGAAAAACTTGCCAAAAAACTTTTAAATAACCAATAGCTTGTAAAGCTTTTGATTAATACAGACAGAGACCCTGTAAATCCAAATTTACATCCAGACTTGACTGATGAAGAAATTATGGAATGTTTTGGAAAGAACATTAGAGTAGTTCCTCTTGTTACATCTGAGGATGAAACAACAACAAGTAAGATAGTAATGGTTTTCAGCGGCTCTCATATAACTGATACAAACACTTGCACTGAAGCAATTTAGTTGCTTATCTACGTTTACACTCCTTATAAGGAATGGTTAATAGCAGGTAATCAACTTCGTCCTTTCGCCATCATGGCAGAAGTGCGTAAGTCTCTTTAGAACAAACGCATTAATGGACTTGGAGAAATTCAATATGAAGGCTTTGATATCTCATCTCTCACCAATCAAACAGGAAGTTATTTGATGAGGTTTACAATCAATGCTTTCAGCTAATCAAATGTCAGTTATTAAAGAACAAGCCTATGGCGGCTACGCATCTGTGCTCCCGGAGATTTGCGAAGTATCGCCAATAACAGTTGGGGAAATGTTAGAAATGGGTAGTGATATATATAGCACAAGATTAAATCTACTTCTACTCACAGAAGAAAACATCACAGAAATTCTTGAAAAGAAGAATGTAAAAGTTGATGAAAACACTGACCTTTCGCCGCTGTCCTATTTGATGAAAAATGCTGCGGTTAGTGATGCGTTTTTTTTAGAGCTTACAGCAGCCTTTTCCACTTTTATAAAGAAGGAAGCAGTATTACTACTTCCGAAGTTCAAAGCGGTCTTAGTAGGTCCACCTGAAGAACGAAGACTTATCACGGAATAGAATTTCACAGACTTTCAAACTATTCTTAGACTGCAAAATCGAAAAGAGGTTCCAAAGCCGCCGCCAGAAAATGAATCGGCTGTTGCGAGAAATATGCGATTAAAAGCTGAGTATCGTGACAGAATCAAACGTAAATAGCAGTAGAAAAATGGCGAGGTATAGGAATTAGCAGACCTTTTGGAAATTGCAGAAGTTTTTGGAATTGATTACAAGAATAAGTCCATCTATGCTTTTTATGGATTAATACAAAGACATTAGCTGAGAGAAAAATGGACTTAGGATATACAAATGCTTTGTGCAGGCGCAGATTCTAAGCAAATTAAAGCAAAATATTGGGGAAGTAATTCCGAAAATTAATAAAAGGGAGGTTGATGACAGATATGGCAGAAAATCTTTTTGAGAAATATGGTATTAAGGAAGTTGCTGACGTAACTCTTTACCGTATTGAGAGAAAGGACGAGACCTATGAGTCACAGAGAAAAATCTCAGTTTCCTCAATTCTCAAAGGCGCACTTGCAAGAGAGATTGTTTACCCTCTTGATGAAGATGGCAAGGGCGAAGTTGAGGGTTATGAGGCATATGTGTTTAAGAAAGCAGATGTTCTTACTCACTTCAACTATGATTGCGACGATGTGTTCGATGTAAAGGGTTCAGCTCTCTTTGTTGATGATGGTGAAAATCCTATTACAACAACAAAGTACACAGAAGGAGACGATATTACAGACCCTGTCCGTGCAGCTATTGTAGCTTATCTTACAACAGGCGAAAACTCAAGCGACCCATACCACCCACATCTCTTCTTTGATAGCAATGTTGCTATTCTTTCACTTAGTGAATCATCAAGTGGCAGAAATCTTATTGATAAGACAGGCTATCTTTTCAGCCACGGCTATGGCGTTAATACAATTGTTATTGGCGATGGTTCAACAAGCGGCGTTATTAGCGCAGGTCAGCATACAGAGAATAAGTTCAGCGGCAGAATTGTACTTGAGGTAACTGATACTGCAGAGCATGAATATATTGTTACTATTGAGTATACCAATGCTACAATTGATAATGCTACATTGGCTATCATTAATGCAGCTAAGAGCGGCGGCAGCATTACAACTACTCAGGCTACATCACTTATCACAGAAGCTAATGGCAATGCTAATGCAGAGGTTGAGACTCTTGAAACTACTGACCCACTTTCAGGCAAAGAAATGGGCACTATTAATTATGTTAACGTAGTAGTAGTTGATGAAACAAGAAGTCCTAACCAGTTCCTTATCACATTCACAGCTAAGTTCGTTGCTCATGCAGAACTTGAAACAGGTATTTATGACCTTGGTTCAGGTGCAGAAGGCGGTCACTTTGCTATGGACGCAGATGGTGAACTTCACGGCACACATGAGTTCTCATATGCAGAACAGATTTGTATGCTTTTCGCTAAGAATCAGAACCTTATCACAAAGGCTGGTACACGTTATCAGTTCGCAAATCCAGACGGTATGTTCCCAGGTTTCGAGTTTGACGATAATTTCGCAACAGCTCCTAACGGCAAGGAAAGAGTAGTTGTTGTTGGTCTTAGCGGCAGAATTTCTGAGAATCTTTACGATATCGAAGAAGTAGATGCAGCTATTAAGGAATTAACAGCAACAGTTGAGGCTAAGGCTTATGACGTTGTTTACTCTGACTATGCAGAACTTCTTGTTGAGGATGAGATGGGTTACTACCTTCCACAGCAGCTTGGTGGCGCATACAATAAGAGAACAGGCGCAGTTGTATTCTTCGACCAGACTACAACTTATGAAGACTTCGCCGCAGCAAGAAAGGGTATCGACCTTGGTATTCTCGGTGCAGTAAATACATGGGGCGACGATACACACTACAGCATCAACGATGCAATCGATGCTCTTAAGCAGGAGAAACAGCTTATCGATAGTTCAGCAGACTCTGTAGAGACTGGATTCACTCGTGTATTCGGTGGTTACAAGGTAACAGGTGGAGTATCAGAATCTGAACTTCCTCTTGATGATGTTGGACGCGGCGTTCAGTATGAAGACTACACACTTAATGGTGTTGCTCTTAACGATGTTGTTGGTAACAAGCTTTCATCACTTTATAATCTTGACAGTGTTCTTCAGGCTCTTTCAATAGCAGACCTTAATGGACAGGTTGATCAAATTAGAATTAGCTCAACTACTCAGATGAAATCAAATAGAGCAATCTATGTAAATCCTAATAACAATTTAATCACAAACAGAGCAAACATTTACTTACTCAGAAACGTTAACGTTCGTGCTCTTAGCGGCGATAAGGAAGGCGTATTTGAGTTCAATGATAAGAAGGGCAACAGACTTTACTACCAGGATAAGGTATTTGCAGGAACTCCTTACCTTACACTTATTACAATCGATGCTTACGGTCTTGTATTCGTAGCAAATAGACATTGCAACAAGAATGTTGAAAAGGTTGCTTGGATGATTAACGACAATGGTTACATCACTGACAAGCAGGCAGAGAGAATCGTTAAGAACGGTCTTATCCACACAGTGGACATTACAGTTTGCGACGAGTCATTCGATGCAACTTGCACAGTTGGTTCAATCAAGGTTCGTAAGACAAAGAAGAACGTTCTTCGTTATGTTCCAGTTCTTTTCCTTGATACACTTAAGGTTTCAACAATTGAGCAGGCTTCTGAAAAGTCTGACGCTACTGGTGGTCACGGCAACAGCAAGCTTATCACTTGGGACTATGGTAAGGAAATTACACTTTCAATCGAAGATGCTCTTTACACACCAGCTTCAATGGCAACAATTTGGGGCGGCGAAACTGGTAAGAGCGGCGTAAAGGAAGCTAACGTAATTGACCGTTTCGAGAAGATTACTGCAAAGCGTAACTTTATCGTTCCTGCTGGTAATAGCGAGGGTGCTCCTTCTGAGGGTAACATTACAGCTCAGGCTGTATACTATGACCCTAAGACAATGGAACCATTCCAGGATGGTACTCCAATTGCAGAGGGCGAAGTTATTTACAAGTTAACACGTTCTGTTGCTTATGATAACAACAGTCTTGGTAAGGTAATCGAAATCAGCGCAGATAAGTTCCCAGGAACTTACAGAGTCGTTGGTGAGACACTTGTAAGAGACAAGGCAACTGGTGAAGACCAGAGATTCCAGTTCATCATCCCAGAGGCTAAGATGTCTTCAGCAGATACATCTATCACTCTTGAGGCAGATGGCGACCCAGTCGTATTCAGCTTCACAATGGATGTTCTTAGACCTGAAAACGGTGTAATGATGAAGTTCGTTCAGTTCGATGTTGTTGAAAATACTGAGGAGAACGATGGTTCTACTATGGTAAAGGATACAGAAAATCTTAACCTTCTTGACAGCGCTGAAATGTATAAAGTAAGCGGCGAAGAGGATGAAGAGTTCGTAATCGGCGCAACAGAGTATTGATGCAATCGGTGCGCCAATCAGTGATGGTTGGCGCACTTTTACTATAAGATTGTGAGGTGAATAGATAGTGAATATTTTTGACCAGTATGGTATCAAAGAAGTAGCAGATGTAACTATTTACAGTATTCACAAAAAGGAAGATGGTTCTGGCGACGTTTACTACGTTCCTGCCCTTTACCTTGATACTTTAAAGGTTTCAACTGTTGAAAAAACTGCCGAGAACACTTGGGCACAGGGTGGTATTGGCAACTCAAGACTTGTATCTTGGGATTACGGAAAAACAATTAATTTAACACTTGAAGACGCACTTTGCACACCTGCAAGTCTCGGTCTTTGCTGGGGCGGCATTTTGGGTGCAGGTTGGAAGAATGGTCAGGTTCAGCACAAGACTGGCTTCCAGTCATTGGAATGTGGTATGGAGAGAATTTCTCGTTTTGAGAAGGCTTTCTATCCAAGAAACGACACAGTCAATGCTGTTGTAAGCAACCTCCTTCCAAGAGACTATTCAGAGGATATTCTCGTTGACCAGAGCGGCGACCCAGTATTCCTTCAGCGTTCATCAATTCTTGATGGTGTTAATATCAAGGGCTTCGGCTATGTAGCTTCTAAGCCTTATAAGTGGAAGTTGGAAATTGAGACAGAGGTAAAATCAATCGCTGTCGTTCCAGATAGATTCTTCTCTATCTATGGTAAGTCATACCCAATTAAGAGAATGCAGACTGTTGGTATTAATCAGCCTTCTGAACTCTTTAAGTATGAGATTATCTATGAGAGAGGTTATGACCAGTATGACCAGGAGCCACCTGTTGCAAAGATTATCTACCATGCTCAGGCAGAAGGTAAGCCAGTAACAGATGTATGTGCAGCAACAACAGACGATGCACTTGCTCTTAAAATGCTTGATGATTACATCAACTATCCATATCTCAAACTTCGTGTTTGTCTTGATGGTTCAGTAAGAGCATATCTTGGTACAACTAATGTTGACTGGGATTTAACAAGATAGATTGAGGAAGACCACGGCTCACAGGATGATGCTTGGATTGAAATTCCTCAGATTAATACAGACCAGTTCAGAAATATCGACCTTTGGATAAGATTCGATAGCATCAATGCTCTTTCTTACTACTTAATCACTAAGTATCAGGATAATATTTTTGATATTTCTCCTAAGAGTGTTAAGGGTGGTCTTGAAGCAGCTCGTCCTACATCTTCAAATAAACTTAACGTAAGAGTAGTTGCAGGCGAAGATGATGTAGAGCAGTTCGAGACAGATATCACGGCAATTAAGATTAACGAGAATTTCACTATTAACAAATGGTGGACAGCATCAGACTTCAAGGCTTTCTCAAGCAATGAAGACTTTGGCACATTACTTGACCGTCTTGCAGTAGAAGCAATTCCTGCTGACTTAAAGGCCCATGATACTGACCCTGATATCGTAGATACAGACCCAACATCATTCATTTACAGAATTGATGGTCAGGGCAATGTATTCATGCAGACAAGCTATAAAACTGGTTATAGCAGCACTTGTGGTAATGTCAATAACGTTGTAGGCTTAGATTACACACTTGAAGATTCAGAAGCAATTTCTGACCCAGCTTGCACACCATGCTGCAAGAAGGATAACCTCAGCCGTTCAATTTGGGCTTATGTAAATCCTAAGACAATGACTCCTTATGATGATGACTATTGGTTCCATCAGGGTGAACCTTACTACAAGGCTTCACTTACATTGAGCACTAAGCAGAATCCTCTTGATGCTCAGAGAATCGTTGTTGAACAGGGCGTATTCCCAGGTATGTATAAGATTGTATGCGAAACATACATTCGTTCACGTGATACAGGTGAGGATGAAAGAGTTCAGATTAGTCTTCCACTTTGCAAGATTAAGTCTGACCAGACATTAACACTTCAGTCTGACGGCGACCCAACAACATTCAACCTTGATGTTGAAGTTGCTACACCACAGAATGGTATTCCTATGGAAATCACATTCTACGGCGTAGAAAAGGAAATGAAGTAGGGATGCGCAGGAACTATGATTGAAAGAGACGGTTCTACAAAGATTTCTACAAAGTAATAAAGGAGGGATAATAGATGAACATATTTGAGCAATACGGTATAAAGGAAGTCGCAGATGTGTGTCTTTATGCCATTGAGCTTGATGAAAATGATGATGAAATCTATGTCCCAGTTCTCTACATGGACACCTTAAAGGTGTCCACCGTAGAGGAATCTACATAGACCACATCTGCACAGGGAGGAATTGGAAACCCCAAATTAATCACTTGGGATTATGGTAAAGATATCACAGTAACTCTCGAAGATGCACTGTTTACGCCGGCTTCAAGTAGTATGAATTGGGCAGGAAAACTTTGTGCAAAAGGATTACAATTACAACTTCGTTATTTCTTCGATAGAAATACTGACAATAACGTTCCAGATACGTGTCTAAGAACAGGAATCCTAACAGCAGAAAAATTTTCTGACTTCCTCATTATACCAGACAGATGGCCTGTGTATGAGGGCATTTAGTGTAAATGTAGTAAAAAGGATGAAGGATATGTAGGTGGAACGTCTATTTATTGCTGGATGATTTCTGGACATATCAGTTCTAATGACGGTAAGAAAAGAGTTAATTTTGAAGACTTAATTCTATTCTATCGTGAAGCAACTTAGAGGTGGTATTTCTTCAATGGTCAAGGTCCAACAAACGACCCTGAGACTTGGTGGAAAACTCCATATAAACATGAGCCAACACCGGAAATAAGAGTAGTTTCTTATGACAAAGAATACTTCCCTATTTATTATCAATACGGCAAAGAAGTGTTTGAATGGATACGCGAACATATCGCCAAGAACACGGCGGCAGTAGACTATGGAGAATATGAACCAATTGCAAGAGCAACAATTGCTTATTGGCTTGGTGATGATATATCAATTCCAGAAGATGATGGCATCTTCTTTTTAACATAGAACTTATACATTGATGGATATAGAAAAATGTGTGCGAAAGACAAGAGATACAGCGAAATTACAGACGCAGAAGTTCAAAGAATATATATCAACAAATATATGCCTTATCGCTATTTCGCAAATGTCGGTGTAGAATATAACACAAATGTTTCGCCGCCATAGGATGCTATATATTCCATTGATACAGCATTGGAAGATGTTTACCTCCACGAACGAATAGAAAAGCATATTGCCAACAGAACCTTCTGCATAGATGCTGATGAAAATATGAAACATTCTCAGTACAGATACTTGGAAAAATACTCAGAAACTCCCCTCACAGTATTCATCGACCCAAGAACTATGGAACCATTCTTACCAAATGCTTCACAATTTCATCGTCAAAATGGACAGAAAATTACTGGTAATTTAACAATCATTCAAAAGGGTAAACCTTATTTAAAGTGGATAAGAGAAAAGGCAAAAGAGAACACTTCTCTTGGAAAACAACTCATTATCGACCCAGTTCACTATCCAGGTTGTTATCGCCTCGTAGGAGAAACAACTATACGTGATAGACTTGGAATAGACCAGCCTTATCAGTTTGAAATTCCACTTTGTAAACTCAGTGCTACAAACAAACTTCTTCTTCAAGCTGACGGTGAGCCAACAACATTCACAATGAAGCTTACGGCTCTTCGCCGCAATGACGGTGTAATGATGAAACTTACATCATATAACCTCATCACAAATCCATGTCCATGTGGAGCAGAAGAATCCACTATTGAGCCATTTACAAGTGTCGAAGGTGAAGCTATGGTTAAACCTTACACTGGCGGCATAGACCCACATCTTGAAATCACTATGGATGCTCACACACCAAGAGACTTCGCAGACGTTATGCTTAATGGTGAAGTAGTTGATGGAGAAAATCAATCAGATAACATTGGTTTCTTCAAAACAAGACAATGGACAGAAAACCCACAAGACGAAGGAGTACAAATGTCAGAAGTTGTAGCAAAAATTAGTGGTTACATCGACCTTTATTCAATAGATGGTACTCTATATGATGGACAAATCTATAATGATACGATTGCTCCAAAGGACTATACAGCTACTATAACAGGAAGTGAGAGCAGATGAATATATTTAAACAATACGGAATAAGAGAAGTGGCTGATGTAGTATTTTACTCCATTACCAGAATTGGGGACGAAGAGTTCTATGTTCCAGTTCTGTTTTTCGATACATTGAAAGTTGCTAACATTGATAAGTCTGTGACCGCCGTAACAGCGAGCGGCGGCACAGGCAATAGTAAAGTTTTATCTTGGAGTTTTGACAAGAACATAAAACTTAAACTGGAAGATGCTCTATTCTCTCAAATGTCCTTAAACACTTTTCTTAATGGTAGGGTCATGGCTAAAATGTCAGATTGGACCTCGGCAATAGCAAAGCTTAACGTAGCAAACAAATATGGACAAAAGCATTATTCCACTAAGGCTTATCCATCTCCTGAAATAAATGATGATGAATGGGAGATTATATATAGATGTGCTTAGAAAGCGGGCTTTGACCCTCGAAATGGATACAGTGGTGACAATGGAGAAAACCCACTTGAAGATGAAAAGAATCATGCTTGTAAATACATTTACGATTCAGAGGATGAAAGTGAAGACATTGACAGGCTTGTTGCTGAAAACAGATGGTTGTTAAAAGACAACTACTATCGCAGAACTCAGAAAACCCCTCATCCAAGAGATATATCTTAGTTCCTTGATTATAACGCAAGAGACTATGAGGGCATTAATTTAGTTATTAAAGAAGTGAGCAAGCAAGCCGAACTGCGCGAAGCGTAGACTGTCCATGATTTAGCGGTTGGAGAGTGCTGGGGCGGCATGAGACACGTATCCATGACTTATCGAGAGAAAGACAGTGAGTATGATTTGTTAAGAAGAGAAAGTGCTGAGACTGGTACTGCATCAAAAGATATAGCAACTACTCTTTGTTTTCAAGTTGAGAAGACAGTAAGCGGCTACAAATGTAACTGGGCTTATCTTACAATTGACAACCAGACTGTGCTTGATGGTTAGCCAATAGTATCTACTATGGAAGTCTTTAAGCAAGTATTCACTGGCTATAATAAAGATTTGGAAGGACTGGGCGGCAATGTTAATCCTACATTCCATATTGGTAATGAGTTCCTTCTCAATCATATCTTGTTTTATGTATTCCCTAATTTCTTGGAAGACGCAATTGGCGATTTATGTTGGTGCGATTTAAATGATAAAATTTATCCTGCTATGCCGCAATAGGTTATTGATTATATTGCTGAGGAAATAGATAGTTTCAGTAAAGCAGGAAGATTTGAAAATGATTTATATGAAGCACAATATATTGACCGCTTTGAGAAATGCGTTGTAAAGGATAAGAAGGGATTGAAGATAGATTTGGTAGAACAAATGTTAAATGTTAAGAAGTTGTATAATAACGAACAGTCAACCTTTACTGTTTTCTATGATTAGAAGACAATGCTTCCATTTATGGGTTCAAAGATAATTGATGAAAAAGTATTAGCTCAGAAGTGCGTGAGAATATTTAAAGAGGGACCGATACTTCAAGAGGAATATCTTGCCGCCATAAAGAGTTATATGAGAAATCAATATCCTGATGAATGGGTTGACAGTTTAACATATGATGACTATGTTATCAATAAGGTCACTAACCAATATGGTGAAGAGTTGATTATTGATAAGTTATTCAGAACGGTTAAGGATGGTAATAATATCATGACTGGTTCTGGCGATGATTATGGACCAGAGATGACTGAAAGCAACGACTACTATCTTGTTTATTTCAGTATTCTTAAACGAGATTATTACTATTTGAAATATGGTACTGTATATCTTAAGCGTTGCCGCGTTATCGATGAGGATGTAAATGATATTACATTCTTGGGAACAAACCTTTCTATTGATACGGATACCTTCCCAGGCGAGTTCTTAATCGTAGGCGAAACCTATGTAAGAGAACAGCAAACAGGTAAAGACCGTAGATTACAGTTCGTTATTAATCGTGCCGCCATATCAGCGTCTACAAAGATTTAGTTGTAGGCAGGCGGCAATCCAACCACATTCTCTATCGATGTTGATGTTTTAAGACCTAAAACCAAGAAGAAGTCAATGATTGAACTTATTCAATATGATGTTGAGGAAGATAAGGTAGGGGGCGGCACAAAAGTCGTTCCACAAGACAAACATCATTCATATACACCTACAATCCAAACAGAAGAATAGATTATTGGAAAGAACATTGAAATATATTAATGTCAAGGAGCAGACTCAATGGTCTGCTCTTTTCTGTTTTATAGAGACTACTTCTACGAAAATTACTTTATATAAGAAGATTATTAGAGGAGGTGTGAAAACATGGAAGATAACAACTATGTTGGTATAAAGGAACTATATGATATCAATATACGCTTGAATTAGCCACTGGAAATTGGCGGACGTAAATATGATGTGAACGAAACCATATTAAGTTTTGAACGAGCAGATATCGCTTAGATATAGGAGGTTAAAACCTATAAAGAGGCGACAGGCGGCTTCAATAACAATATTCTCCTTGATTGGGAAACAGATAGGGAAGCTACTTTTGGTATCAGTCATGGTGTTCTTTCTCCAAGCTCTTGGGCAGTATTAAGTAATTCCAAGCTGAATAAAAAGGAAAAGAAGTCAGTATCATTCAAGGAACAGCTTGATGTTATTGAAGATGACGATTGCTGGTTTGTTCTTTTAAAATACATTCCAAATCATGTAGATGGAACTTGGGGATTACAAGGAAATCCTGAAAATGAACCAATGCCAATGGGAAGGAGAGAATGGCTTCCTTTAAAACCATTACCTCCACAGAAGGATAAATTCCTATTCTGTTATGACATGGAAACTGGTAAGAGAATTATGAAGTTTGATGTATGTGGCAATAAGATTGTATTTAAAGGCGAACACAGAAAGGTCATGGTAGATTATACTTTTGATTATTCTGACGGCATTACAGAACTTGGTATTGGTAATAGATTGTTCAATGGTTTCTTGAACTTAACTGGTAAAATGACTACTAAGGACTATTTCAGTGGCGAACCTAAGACAGCTATTATTGAAATACCACGTTTGAAGATATCTTCAAATATCGTCATGAAACTTGGCACTTATTATGATGACCCACTGGTAAGTGATTTCTATTTTATAGGTTATCCGTAGGAAGGTAGACTTCCAGAGGACACTAAGATTATGAATATCACTTTCTTGGACAAGGAGTTAACAGGAGACTATGTGTGATGTTTTATGGGAGAAGTTAAAAATTATCTTGATATTCAGTTGAGGGATATGGACTATGAAAATAACTATCCCGGCAACCTACGTTTAAAATTTTTGGGCTTAGACCATTATTACAGAGAAGATGATGTGTTTGACCAGAAATATAACACAGCGTTGGAAAAAGCTAAAAGAAGTCTTGATTTAAAAATGTCAGGAACAAAGGTTGAAAATGACCCAGTAGTAAAATCGCTTGTGTTATTGTATAAACAAAGACTTCAAAGAGAATAGCGTTTCATTAAGGAATGGGAAAAAGAGTTTGGCATGAATCGTAAGGATGCGAAAACAAAAGTAGTTTTCCCTCTAAACGGTGATTACACATTAAGCACAAGTAGGGCTTATGCTTATTAGTTTTCAAACTTCTTAATTACAGCCATCGGCGCACAAGACAATGAGATAATCAAGTGTCTTAGAAGTGATGAATTAGCCGCCGCCGTTTCAGGTTTGGCTTCAAAGGTTTTCTCTTCACGTGCCGCCGAAGGACATAATTCTAATAAAAAAGGTTAGTCTGATATTAACCTTTACTATGAAAATCTGTTTACTACATTTTTCTTTGGAAAGAGAACCCGTAAAGATGAATATAAGGTAAGCTTGGAGGAAATGACAAAGAAAGGTTCTACTGTTGGTAGTTAGACCTTTAAAGAAAAGTTCAACAAGTTTATTCAAACTTACTATGGTAGTAGAGATTCAAAATTCGGTGAAGCAATTAAACGAGGTTTGGCTTCTTTAACAGATGAATGTGCCGAAAGAATTTATCAAAATTTTAATACTTCAAATCCAAAATACTTTACCTTCACTCGTTCTGAAGGACGTGGTGCTTCTGAGTTAACACAGCAACAGTTGAAGAAAATGTTATTACAAACTATCAGAGAAATAGCTGATGCTAATGGAGCAAACGGAAACTATGATGATTATACCATTCCAGGACTTATCGAAGTTAATGCTGAGTGGCGAGAAATGGATGGAAAATATAATGCCGTCGTTCAGACTAAGATTGACGATATGAAGAAGAAAAGAAGTAAATTAAAGGCAGACAAAAGAAGTGGTAAACACGTTGATATGCGTCATTACAACAGAACCTATGGTGTTGATGAGCATGACGAGGATGCTTACGAAGGCTTAGAGGGCGGCCCTGTATAGCTTAAAGAGTTGTTCTTACAATTTATAACAAACAAAATTGCAGAACTAATAAAACGCCCTTTAAGTAAACAAGAGGAACATACATTATCCAGAGCCGTTTTCCAAAAGATTGATAAAACAATCAAAAGAGGAGATAAGGCACTGAACGCAATGACTGCTTATGGTCCAACTCAAATGAAGGGTTTTCTCGGTGAGGTTGCTACTGCTTATTCACTTCAACTTGGTTCAGCAAACACACAGAGCGGCATTTATACAGAGGTCACAGGTGCTGAAAGAACCAGTGTCGCAGGACAAGCAAACTTTGACGTGGCGGCACGAATAGGTGAGTCTACTATTGGTTTTTAGGTTAAGAATTATAAAGGCAAAAGTGCTACATTATATACTGAAACCGTTCATTTAGGTAGACAAGAAATGTATAAGTATTTTAGTGATAATGATGTTAAGGCTTATAGATGGCTTTTTGCTAACGGCTTATATCTTACATCAGTAAATGACATTCCTGACTTAAGAAAGAAAATGGAAATGAGTTTCTTCAACTCCATTAGTAATTTCTTACGTATCACGGATGCTTCATATGAAGGTATGATAGAGAGCGATGTGTATGTAATAGGAAGTAATTATTTCCCAAGTTCATATCTCATTGCCGCCGCCATAGATAGGGTTAAAAAGGAACTCGAAAAGAATAATGGCAATGACCAGACAATGTTTAAGTTATATGGCTCTTTCCCAAAATATCGTGAAAAAGCAAAGCCAAAAGAGAAAACGGTAAACAGGAACGGAGTAATGGTAAATAAAACGTTTTATGGTAATAAACGAATGCCTGATAAGAATATCGTGTATATTGATAGAAGTAGGGTATTGGATAACGGAGAAATTAAATTCAAAGGTATCACAATAAATTTTTCAATTTAAGTGAGGTGAGTATGAATGGGTGATACAAGGGAAACTTATGTATTAGACCTGGATGTCTCAAGTTTCGTCAATAAGTATAAGAGTGCCATCGATTAGATGAAGGCTGCTGGCTTATCTGGTGATGTTACAAAGGGATTGAAAAAAGAACTTGATACTCTTACTGAGTCTTTAAACTATTTGCAGGAAGAGGGCAAAGAAGGCTTTCTTGACGGTAAATAGGTTGAGGATTTTAGAAGACGTGTTACAAAGGTATTAAAGGAATTTACCAGCTTTGAAAATCGTATTGATAATATCGGAACAAAGCTTGGTCAGTGGGACAGAAAGTCTGCTTAGGCAACTGCTAAGATTAAAGAAGCCCTTAATGCTTTACAGTTAACAGATGTTGAAAACGGACTTGATAGAATTGTTAAAGCTGAAAATAGACAGAAAGAGACTGAGAAAGTATTAAATGAAGAACTTGAAAAAAGAGTAAAATTATATGATTAGCTTGCTGCTAAAAGTAAAGAAGGAAGAGATATATCAAGAGTTTTTAATGATAAAAATGAGAGTATTTTAACTGATATATCTTCAGGAACCGCTACTTATATGGACCGCGGAAAGGAAAAAAATATTTATAAAAGCGGTAGTATAGGTCCTACCAGTGATGAGAGAAGTGCATTATATCAAACCATTCGAGATGCAGTTGGCTACGCAAATACTTTAGAAGAAGCTTTACAAAGAGTAGATAGTTTCCTTAATAAAGATAATTTTAAATCAAAATTAACCAATTAGGGTCAGGGCGTTAGAGCATTTACAAGAGAATTGTGGCAGAATTGGCAATAGTCACAAGCTGCGATGTAGGGCGCAGAACAAGCAGACCAATAGCTTATTAGTGCTGAACAAAGACTGCTTGCAATGGGCGAAAAGGTTGATGGAGAATGGAGACTTAGAAGTGATGTAATGAAAAACGCATCTTCTTCTACTAAAGACCTTGATAAAGTTGAACGTAAGCTTGATGAGACTTTAGACGCTTCAGCAAGAAGCGCAGAAGGTCTTGCTAATGCTGAAAGAGACGTTAATGAAGCAAGTAACGGTTTAAAAGGCTCTGCCGCAAAAATGGGACAGGTCTTAAACCAGAATGTAGACGTTATTAATCAAAGTATTGATAGTGCTAAAGAAGCTTCATCAACATTTGATTAGTTGAAATCAAGACTTCTCATGTTCTTCAGTGTCACTTCTGTTATTAACACTTTAAAGAAACAGATTAGAGATACTTATAATGACGTTAAGAAACTTGATAAAGCCTTCGCTTCAATTGCGATGGTTACATCAAACAGCGTTCAAGGAATGTGGTCTTCTTATGGAAGATACGCATCCATGGCGGCAGAACTTGGTCAAAAGACAGAAGACGTCGTTAAGGCATCTGCTTTGTTCTATCAGCAAGGTCTTGATACTAATGAAGCATTTGAATTGACAACCGACACCATGAAACTTGCTACATTGGCAGGTAATGACTTTAGTACAGCTACCGAGGAAATGACATCAGCTATCCGTGGTTTCCGTATGGAAATGGATAATGGTGCTCACGTTACCGACGTTTACTCAGAGCTTGCCGCTCACGCTGCTGCTAACGTTGACGGTATCGCACAGGCTATGGCGAGAACTGCTTCAATCGCTAACTCTGCTGGTATGAGTTTTGAGAATACAGCCGCTTTCCTTACTCAGGTTATTGAAACCACACAGGAATCTGCTGAAAACATCGGTACATCTTTGAAAACTATCATTGCAAGATTTACTGAATTGAAGACAAACGTAGCCGGTACAGCTGATTCTGAATTTGATGATTTGGACTTCAACAAGGTTGATACTGCGTTAAAATCTGTTGGTGTTTCATTAAAGGATACTAATGGACAGTTCCGTGACCTTGACCAAGTATTTCTTGAGTTAAGTAAAAAGTGGTCAACACTTGACCGTAATACACAGCGTTATGTTGCTACTATCGCCGCAGGTTCACGTCAGCAATCACGTTTCATCGCTATGATGGATAACTATGACAGAACTGTTGAACTTATAGAAATGGCAGCTAATGCTGAGGGTAAGGCTGATGAGCAGTTTAATAAGTATGCAGATACAATGGAATATAAGCTCAATCAGTTAGGAACTGCATGGGAGCAATTCAGAGTTCGTTTAATGGACGCTGATATGTTTAAGGATATAGTTGATGGTGTTAATGAATTAGTTAAGAGAATTAATGCGATAAACTTCTCAAATGCCTTTGACTTCTCAAAGTTCGCTATTGGTATTCCTGTTATAGTGAGCAAAGTGAAATCAATGTCTGTCACTTTCATTAGATCTTTTTAGGAAACTACTAAACAAATTAAAATATTAGGAACAGCCTTAAGAACTAACATAGGTAATATACGTCCGTTTAATACTGCAAAAAAAGACCTTATAAAATATGAACAAGAACTTGTTACAGCGATTAATAAAACAGAAAATCTTAAAAATGTAAGTGCTAAGCCTCAAATGGTAAAAATCATTTATGATGCTTATACCAATTCTGGTGACAAGGTTTCTACTTTTCTTAATAATCTCAAAGAACCTATTCAAACTCAATTTAAGCTTTCTGATGAAGAAACGAAAGAAAAGATAAACCAAATAAGAGAAGCATTAAGACTCTTAGGTTAGGAAGGAGCAGCAGACGGTCCTGAAGCAATAGCTAATGGTTTTAGAAGCCTTAAAGGAGAGATACAGGGTGTTGGAGCCGCCCTTGACAACGTTGCAAAACAAAAAGCTAAAATAACCCAAACGCAGAAAATTGTTGCTTCCTTTGGACAGATAGGTGCGCAAGTCTTTAATGCTTTAACAACTTCCTTGATGGGATGGATAAACGGTCTTACAACCTTTGAATAGGCGGCTAAGAGTTTTGTCGGAATGTCTGTCGTAATGGTAGCCCAGCTAGGAATGTAGAAAGCCGTTACCATCGCTTCAACAGTAGCAAATCAGCTTGCAAAAGTTTCAGAAGATGAACTCACTGCGGCAAAGGCAAGAGATGCCACTGCAACAAAATTAAAGATTGCTGCACAGAAAGCAGAAGTTAGTTCAACTCTGGCAGTTGCCGCAGCCACCACAATTGCTATCGCTGCTGTTGCTGCTCTTGTTGCAATTTTTTATACTATTGGCAGCGCGGCGAAGAGAAGTAGAGAAGCCAAATAGGCTGAAGCTGCTTCAACCAGCAAACTTGCCACAGAAAATGAACGACTTAGTGATTCCTATGCTAAGACTAAAGAAAAAGCAGAAAAAGCTAGGTCTGTAATGGAAGATTCTAAAGAAGTTATTGATAGATTAACTGAAGCAGACGAAAAATATTTAAAACAGCGTTATTTAACAGACGAAGAGCTTGAAGAATGGAAAAATGAATAGCAAGAAATTGCTAAACTTGTTCCAGAACTTGTTGAAAGATATGACATAGAAGGTAATGCCATATTAAAGATGGGTCAAAGCTGGGATAAAGCACTTGAATCTAAGAGAGCATATTATGAAGAATCAAATGCAGAATATAATAAATTAAATCTTGAAGCAAATGTATTAAAAATTCAAGAAAGTTAGGGTAATCTTACATTAGATGAATTATATAAAACTTATACTGAGGATAAATATATTGATAGATTAATGAAAGCCACTTCAGCCAATAAGAGCGGATATGATAGATATGGCATTTGGGATGAAGAAGGAAACTTCCAGGAATTAGAAAATCTCACAGGTGTGGGCGCCATTAAAGCAATGCGTGATTCAGATTAGGCAGAAGACTATGGTAAATATTTAAGAGAAGCAATTATTTCTGGCGGTCTTGGTAATAAGTTTAGTGTTAATGAAGATTCTTCTGGTCTTGATACTCTTGAAAAGATTGATGAAGCATTGCACAAGGGCGGCACCGATATTGAAGATGCAACTTTAGAACAGCTCATTACAGCCCTTGAAAATTATCCAAGAGAACTTGAGAAAAACATAAATGAGAATAAACAATTAATATAGGAACAAAAAGCAGTTTTTGATAAGGGTATAACTTCAAGTGTAACTGGAACTCTTGAAATGACTGATGTATACAACGATGCTGAAGATACTAATGTTAAAAATATTATGGCTCAATACGTTGCATCTATAAACAATCTGTCTTATGAAGAGTTAGAAAAATCATTTAAAGAATTAGATGGAACAAAACAGTGGCTTGATGAAAATGGAGAAGTTAATCCAGAATATATTACAGATTATAATAATGCACTTAGAAAATATATTGAAGAATAGACTGATAAAGAAGCTATAATCCCAGATAATCTCGGAGAAATATTCTCAAAGACTACTCAGGCGGCAATCGAACAATTCTATTATGAATTAGAATCTAAAGGATTGTCAACAGAAGATGCTTATAACTTACTTGTTGATACATATAAAAACATCATACCAGAAGATGTATTTAATGTAATAAAAAGTAATTATGAAGACCTTGAGAAATTAAGAGAGCAGAGAAAGAAAGGATTTACTTCTGCTACTGGATGGAACCCAGATATAGGCGGCACAGAGAATAAAAAGCAGGTTGTTGATTATTATGACTCTCTTGGAGACGATGCTCAGCAAGCCTTTGTTGACGCTCTTGGTAAAGTTGACAATACGAAAACTGCTCAATAGCTTGCTTAGAGACTTACTTCTGCGATGTCGGATGCAAGCGAAGATGTAAGAAATTATTTATCTACTTTAAATTGGGAAGAAGATTTCTCACTTCTTACCGAAGACAGCTTTAAGCAAGGAACTCTTACTACTTTGGCAGAAGAATATCATATTTATGGCGAAGAGGCTCTTAAATACTATGAAGCCATGAAACAATTCATGTCAGATAGCGGAGTAATTAATCTTGAGTATGTAAATACAGCTCAGCTTGCTTCATGGCAAGAGAAGATTGAAGCTATTACTGATGTTATTTAGAAGAATGATGATATAATTAAGAAATACGCATAGGATAACAGAGAGTATATAAGACTATCATAGGAAGATTATGATAAATTAAATGATGCTAAGAAAGCCCTTGAGGATGCAGGTGTATCAGCTGAACAGCTTGACGCGGCACTTGATTTTAAAGGAAACGAGTGGGTTCTTAATGGTAAATTATGGAATGACACCATAAAGAAAGCAAGCATTGAAACTTCTGCTTTAGCTCAATAGTAGTTAAAGGTTAATGAAGAAAAGCTTAAAGACGTTAACTTAACAACTGAAGAACGTCGTTCAATTGAAGTAGCCAATGAATAGCTCAGTAAGATGATTGTAAGCCAGCAGGAACTTAATAAGCATACTGCGGCGACTGCTGGATACTGGGTAAGTATTACAGATTTAATTGAAAACTATTCAAACCTTTCATCTGCTTTCGGAACTGCTGGTAAGGCTCAGAAGACAAATGGCTATCTTGGCACAAAGGAGATTCAAGGACTTGTTGATGCTTTCCACAATATTGGCGATACAAGCTTTGATGTTTCTAAATTTGTTAATAACCAATTACAGCTTAATATCGATGCACTTTATGATTATGTAAATGCTCAGATTAGCGCGCTTGAAGCAAGTGGTAAATTTGCAGAAGCTAATGGCGAATAGATTATGATTTGGCAGGCAATGAGAAAAGAACTCATTGCTACAAAGAATGAGGTTAACGCTACTGCTAATGCACTTCAAGATAATCTTACTGAGGCTACTGATAACTACAACAAACAGCTTGAAGCTATTAATGATAAACAAGAGGCTCTTAATGATAGGTTGAAAGAATATTAGGATTTACTTTACGGTTCTGATTATAGAAAGAGTGGTCTCGACCTGCTTTACAACTATGAACAAGCTATTAGTAGTCTTAATGAAGAAATGGAAAGAACTAAGGACCTCCTTGGCGATTCCAAGACAATCGATGAAGCTTACACCAATCTTAAGAAATACACATCTGCTACTCATGATTATCTTGTAGAAGAAAGAGCAAGACAAGAAGTTATCAAGCAAGGTTTAGCAAACTATGCTAACATGATTGAAAACGGTTCTGCTTCATATACAGACCAAGAGAGCGGCAGAAGAATTAATATTAACTTTGGTGACTATGCTCGACTTGATTCAAGAACTGGTAAGTATATGCTTGACCAGAGACTTCTTGAAGAAAGCAAGTTTGCTGACAAGTATAAAGATTTAATCGAACAGCAAATCAGCGAACACAATTCTTATGTTGATAAGCTTAAACAAAGTGAGGATGGACTTCTTAAAATTGAGAAGGAGTTCCAGAAACAGAGAGAAGAAGCAGTTAAGAATTATGCATCTATGGAAAAGACACTTGCTGATGCTCTTAAAGCACAGTATGAGGAAGAGGTAAATAACCTTAAAGACAAATATGATGCAATGAAGGATGCTGACGATGACTATCTCGATGCATTGAAAGATGCTATTGATAGACAGAGAAAATTAAGGGAGCAGGAAAATAGCTTTGAAGAGTTAGCTAAAAAGGAAAAGAAACTCTCATTAATGAGAAGAGACACTTCTGGTGCTAATGGAGTAGAAGTTAGAAATCTTGAAGACGAGGTTCAGAAAGATAGAGAACAGCTCCTTGATAGTGCTATTGATAATGTTATTGATGGTTTGTCAGAACTTTATGAATCTCAGCAAGAACTTAGAGAGACAGAAATGGAACTCAAAGACGCATTGCTTGAAAACACTCTTTACTGGAATATGCAGGCTCAAGACCTTGCGGCATCATTTACAAATGCTGATGAATATGCTCAATATCTTTCATCAATTTCTAAAGAATACGCTGAATCTACTTTGGCTATGCAGCAGGAGAAATTGAATGAGTATGGTAATGAGTTCTCTTAGGCTTCACAGTATTTGGCTATGACAGCTATGGATGCGGCATCTGAAACAGGGGATTTCGTCGTTGATGTAATGACAGTTTCGGGTGAGGAAATTAGTAATGTAGTTGCTAACACTTCTGAAACCTTTACGACTGAGGTTACAAGAGCATACAATGAAACTACTGATGCGTTCATTGAAGACCTTGAAAAAGCACAAGATGCTATCAAGAAAGCAAGAGACGATTTATAGGAGGCTATTAATAAGCTCAGCGAATTGGCTACTAAGGCTAATGAAGCTGCTGCCGCATTAAACAATGCGAATGAGACTATTGTAATGGAATCACCAAATCCAAATGCCGCCGCCATAGATAGGGTTAAAAAGGAAGAAGATGTTAAAGCAGAATATGTTGAAACTGCTGCTCGTGCTGGTGCGCCTGCTGCGGCAGTAGAAGGTATATCTGCAAACTTTGATGGTGATGCGGCATCTGAAAAGCTTATCAAAATGATAGCTACAAAGGGAAGTAGAGTTTATTTAACTCCAGAGCAGATTGAAGCAGCTAAACGTTTAGGATTTTTAGTAGGAAGAGTTGGACCAGAAGATGGAAATAATTACAGAATATTTACGCCAGATAAAGAAAGAGAACTTGAAAATTGGCTTAATGCAAATGCTGTTTCATATCAAGGTAATGTAAAACGTTATCTTGAAGGTGGTCTTGTAAACCAGACAGGTCTTGCCTATGTTGATGGTACTCCGGAGCGTCCAGAGGCATTCCTTAACGCAGAGGATACCAAGAACATTGGTGAAGCGGCTAAAATCCTTTCAGACATTCCATACTTCAATGGAGGTCGTGATGAATCAACAACTATCACAAACAACAATGGTGGCGACATAAGCGTAGAAATCAACCTTAACATTGACCATATCTCATCTGATGTTGACATCGATGAAATGATTGAAAGAGTTAAGGAAGAGGTTGTTGAAGTGGCTCGTCCTACTGGAACAAACGTAATACTTAATCAGCAACTCGGCTGATATTAAGGGGCTTAGATAATATCTAAGCCTCTTCTTTATTAGAGCAAAAACAGCTCTTTTTTACATTATTAAAGACAAAGGCTTGACTTTGGATACGTTTTGAAGTATAATAAAGAAAAGCGAGGTGAAATTATGCAACCTAATGATTTTTTAGGATTTCGTTTTGGAAAAATTCACACAAGTGATATCCATCTCGAAGTCGTAAGTAGTTCTGATAGATATGAACCAAGAATACTTCCTGCTCCAACAGATACCGTAGCAGATATCCCTGGCGGCGATGGACAGTACTATTTTGGTTCTGTTTACAAAAACAGAGAAATAACTTGCAACTTGGCATTTGACAATGTTTCTGAAAATGACTATCGTAAAATCAGAAAACTTCTTGCCATAGATAAGTTATAGGATTTGGTTTTTGATGAAGAGCCTTACAAAACATGGAAGGCTAAAATTAAATCAAAGCCAGAATTCAAGTCGCTCTGCTTTACAGATAAAGAAACTGGACAGCGTGTGTATAAGGGAACAGCTAAATTGGTGTTCGTTTGTTATTATCCATATGCGTTTGGTTTCGACAAATATATTGTAAGGGCGGCAGATTATTACATGACAAATCCTCCTGAGTGTATTATACAGGAGGCTTACAGTGATGAAACTTTTGTCAAGACAAAGAAGGACAAGCCTTAGATAAGAGAACTCGACAAAGACCTTAGCTATCACTACAATACCAATCCAAGCGACTATGAAGGCGGCACAACACTGGATAATATTAACAATGTTCAGTTAAGAGACAAGTCTCATAGAAATCGTGAAAACAGAGGATGGGAGCCTAATGACAAAACTCCGTGGAAAACTGGTTTTCCAACTCCATGGCAAGTGGAGCAAGGAGAGCTTTTCTTTGATACGCCAGACGGCGAGAAATCAATTGTCAATGTAAGAAGCTATTGGGATAATGTTCCTCAATGGGAAGAAACTGCTAAACTTCTCTACACACCTACTTTGGACTATGAGCAGGAACTTATGTATCTGCCACAATATTCAAAGACAGATTTTGTTAACATGGAGATTGGCTTTAATAGTGCTCGTCCTATGATTGGTTCTCGTATGCTTGTTTACAATCCTGGCGACCTTCCAATTGAATGGGAGATACGCTTTGATGAAAACAAAAGAAGTTTCTGGTCATGCCGCGGCGGCACAAAGTTTAGAATTAGACGCTTTAATGTTGAACGACTTAAACTTGAAAATGCTGTTGATTGGTGTGGACTTACCACTTATGAAAAGGAAGATGATAGACCTTTCAGATATGGTAATAAGTATTTCAAGAGAAGAAGTTCTGGACGTGATGAACTTATCAAAGCTATTGAAAGACTTAATGATGAAGAGATACCAGAGATTTACAAACCAACCATGAATGATACTCATGAGAAATATAATAAAAGAGAACTCATTCAGTTAATAAAGTCAGGTATACTTCCTGCTGACAAGAACTGGGGCGAACAAGGAAACTATCGTTATTCAGCTACTCAGACAATTGGTGAAATGAGTTCAACATGGGATAAGAAACAATACAAGAATGACAACTCTCATAAGGTAGGATTTAACCTCCATCTTGATAACAGATATTGGGCTGACATATTGGCAACCAATAGTCTTACTGCTCTTGGTAAAGCACATCCACATCACTGTTATTATGTTGAGCCTATTCCTCGTTAGAAACTTGGACACTATATCAAGTTATTCTTCTGGCAGACCATACAGTGGCGCGGCGACAGAATGGCTAATGGAGAATGGGTAGGAACTGACAGATATCTTGAACTTGCAAAAGACGTTTTAGATAAACATGAAGATGGTTCTTACTACGTAAAAGATGAACACAATCCAGTAGTTGAGTTCATTAAAATGTTCGCTACCATTGCTTCTGACGGAAAAGTCAATACAAAGAATGACAACACTTATAGAGAAATCTATAAGGGCCTTGATTATGAAAGAGGCATTGATTTTGCTAATCGTTATGAAGAAATGTTCTCAGAATGTATTGACGAGGAAGAAGAGTATGAACTTTATTGGGATACTCTTAAACAGCTTCTTCGTGAATATTATCCAATAATGGAAAAAACTTGTAAGGATGTTGGCATCGTTGCTGATGAAAAACACATCAATGAGCAAATCAATAAATTCATTGATAGCTATATCAATCATCCAGTTGAATATATCGGTGAAGACATGAGAGATTTGGACTACAATGACGATGTATTCAATGGCTACAAAATGCCGCAATGGATGACCGAAGATTACATGGAAATTGACCAAATGGCTTTATCTGGTGTAGCTACTGTAAAGGCTTACCTTGATGCTATTGGCGAAGGTTACGATAAAATCTTCACTGGCAAGAGAGTAAAATATACAGCAGAAGACCGTCAGAAACTTATCGATGATGGTAGTTATACAAAGCTTATTCGTTCACTTGACTCCACAATCGGTGTCGGTGGATATTTGAATGACCTTCTTGATGATTATTACTATCTCAACACTGACAACCGTATGCTCTATACAACAGCTAATCCTTATGGAATGGAGTTTGTTTATAAGCCAAACAAGGTTGTTATGAATGAAGCTATTACAAAAGGTAAATGGTTTAAACTACCACCTGGCTGGTCATTAATCTGTGTAGAGCCAGTAGTTGATGAAACATTATGGGGTGGTAAGACTTGGGAAGATGGTCGTCCATATGACTGGGGTTATGGTGGAGACTTAAACAGAAATAAACGTGAAGTTCAACAGCTTTATGACTTTGTTTATGACCTTGCAAGAGAAGAGTTCTTTAAAATCTACTCAAAGGAAGATATACTTAATATCATTCCAAGCAGTAATTTGGAAGGCTATTCAGATACCCAAGATACAGACGGCGGCACAGAAGACCCTGTTGATGAATTACTTAAATTTAAGGTGTGGTATGAAAAGGAATTAAATCTTCTTACAGTACCTACTGCGGCAGGTTATAATAACTATTTTGGCAGAGGACTGTTCAACAAATATAAGAATGATGGAGAATATCAGTTCTTAAAAATCATTCACAGCATTTGGACAATGATTGCTTCATATTACTCATGGACAGCATTGAAAGGCGTTTGGTCTGACCCAGATGCGGTCGAACCTGGCGATGTTATTGAAGGACCACAGCTTGACGATTATGATGTTACTGGACTTCCACTTCGTTGTATTAACAATGATATCAGCGATTGGTGGTGGTATGCTTGTAACTATGTATGGGCACAATTTCCACCTCTTTACTGGGCTACTGCTGATATGCTCAATAAGATAAGTATTAAATATACACCATTATACTATTAAGGAGATTAATATGAAAGAGATAAAAGGATATGAAGGCTATGAAATAACAGAAGATGGTCGTGTTTGGAGTAACAAAACGAATCGTTATTTAAAACTAAGTAAAGATAAAGACGGATATTATAAAGTTACTTTATCTAAAAATGGTAATGAAAAATAGTTTTTTGTTCATAGATTGGTTGCTGAAGCTTATATAAAGAATCCAGAAAATAAAAAACAGTAGACCACATAGATGGTAATATTAATAATAATCACTATACTAATTTATAGTGGGCAACGCATCATGAACAAAATGAAAATTATCATTGGAAAAAAGCAAAAACAAAACTAATTGTTTGCGAAGAAACAAATAAAATATATTTTGGAATTACTGAAGCGCATAAGAAACTTGGTGTAAACATGGGCCATGTGTCAGAGTGTTGCAATGGTAAAAGGAATACGTGTGGCGGTTATCACTGGAGATACGCCACACAAAAAGAAATTGAACAGTATCATATTACTAATACGAGGTGATACAATGGCAATTTAGAAAAGACCTTATGAGCTTTCTGTGTGGATAGAAAAGCTCAACGGCAATAATTCTAAAATTGAAGAAAAGGGCGTCATTATTGGCGCCCATGATATGTCATATCTAGGCAGGGCAACTGGTATTGTCCTTAAAAGGGAAGTTAAGGGTACTAATACCCTTACTTTCCAAATGCCTGACAAATACTTTGATTCTCTCACCGGTGAATATGTGAGAAATGATTTTATAGATATGATGTATCCAGAAGTAAAACTCAAATTGTTTTACAAGAATAGATGGTATGAGTTCTTTATAAAGAAAGTTGATGAAAAGAAATAGCTGAAAAGCTACATGAAATCATTTACTTGCTCAGATGCATCTATTGATGAACTTTCAAGAAACGGTTACGGTATTACTTACGATACTGAGCTGAATAATAACGTAGAGGAAATCGGTGTATTCACTGAGGAAACTCTTGAAGACAGTATATGGCAATATCATCCTGAGAATAACTGGGGCGATTTCACAGAGTTTAAAGAAGAGAAATTATACCGTATTCCAATAAGTTGCTTCGGCGGCTCAATTAATGGTTATAAACTTAATTTTGAATTGGAAAATGGACAGAGAGAAGATATAAAGGAAAGAACTGGAACAGACATTGTTACAAACCTATACACTGACGAAATTCGTCCAGTAGAGTTAAGTGACGATTTGGCAAGAGGTTCATTCTGGGACGAGTATGTGGAAGATGATTCACCACGTAATTCTCTTACAAAGGACTATCATGTAGATATTCCAAATGACGGTTATATCTATGTTCCTTATTCATGTCTTAGCTTCTGCTATGGAACTCCATACGAGCCTGACTTCTCAGAGACTATCAAATATGATAGGGCGGCGACCGAAACAGCTATTGACATAAATAAGAAACTTATTCTTTCGCCGCCGTCCGTAGACCCAAGAGGTATTATTCAATTCTATGCTATACCAAGTACTGCTGAACTTGAACTTGACGAAGACGGCGTTATTCTTAACAAAGAATATGTTTACTTTATGACACTTACTGAATGGAATAGAGCAGTACAGTTAGATAGAGACTGGTGGTATATATTTGAAGATACAAGACTTTGTCAAGCAGAAGTTCTTGGTTCTGCTGATATCGCTGCACCTTCCATAAGCCATACTTTTAAATATTTAAAAGATGGTCAAGGGCAGATACTTGGAACTGACTATGAGTACCGCGGCAATAAGTGCGTATTCTATGACGGTTATCTTAGCGATGTTAATAATAATACTATTGTAAAGGGTAAGAAGTTCTCTATCACAGATAGAACGGAAGTAAACATATCAGAAGACATAGACCAATACACAACTATATATAATTCTCATGCCGATGAATTTGTAAACGAATATAGTAGTGAGGATTGGGACTATCGTACTGAAAATAGAACCGCTGAGGGCAAACAGTATCGTGTATGTTCTAAATTAGAAACACGACAAATCATTCCTCAATTAGCAAGAAACCTTGTTCAAAATGGTAGCGATATGGATTCTATTGATGGTTGGTCACCAATGTCTTATCTTCTTGAAAACTCTATTTTCATTACTCCAAACGTTGTCTTACGAGGAGTATCAAAACCAGACCAGCAAGACATTAGCACATCATCAATTGTTTACACTCCTGCTGTTGCAAGGGTAGCATAGATATGTCAAATTAAGCTAAAAGATGGAACTACTCCAAGTGCCACAAATCCTTCTTAGTCTCAGCTTGATGAAATGTATTTCAATTACAATAAAACTAATTACTACTGGGGCGGCAGATAGCCAGATATTGAATGGTGTGATATGAAGGACCGTGTTGAGAATTGGATAATCAATCCTCTCCGTGCATCTGGCGGCGCAATAAATATCTACGCAATTGGTTTGAATTACTACATCATGGATGCTGAACATAACTTCCAATTTTTATTTGAAAAAGGAGACGAGGTTTATGCAGGAGTAACAAGAAAGCTCCTTAAAATAGAACCAACTACTCAATATTATAATGCTCCTATTGACCCTAATACGGGCGAGGTAAGATATGTTATTAATAAAGGAGAGTGGGCTTATCAGTATAACAATGGAAATGTAATTAATGTTATAAACAAAGAAACAGAAGTTAAAACTGGCTACATCTCAGACAACAACGGACAGGAAATAGCAAACTTCGGTATTATTGGTTAGAACAAGATAATTGAGAAGGATAAGATTTATTGTCTTGGTATTTCTGCTTGGGCAACAAAAGATTTCCATATTAAAATTGGTAAGGGTTCATTGATATCTGATGGTGAATATACATTAAATGGTGATGTTCTTGATTTTGGTGTTGGTATAAATTAGGATATTGACATTGAGATTTACAACACAATGCCAACCAATTTTTATGAAGAAAAGAAGAACCTTGAAATAGAAACATTGCCAACTTCAAAATTCATTCTCTTTAAAGCAAAGAAGAGTATAGAAAATCCTTATATTGTTATTTCATCAGAAAATACAATTATACTTTTCAAACTCTACTTATTTGAAGCCTATACAAAAGGCGTGGATGCTTTTCCAAATATAAACAATAAACTCATTTACCGTTATAGTGGAAGAGACTTGTTCTGGCCGCCTAAGAAGTTGTGGATTGAGGACAAGGGCAACTATGAAAAAATCACAGAAAGTCTTACAGAACTTACTATGAAAGAAATGATAATCTTTGAAGACGATATTATGCTTGGTTCAACCTACGGCTATGAGCATTACTTTATTCAAAGATTAAAAGCAAATTCAAAGGCAGATAATGAATTTATCTATTGTGACACAATGGGCGAAAAGGAATTTATCACTTCAAATCCAAAGTTAATACAATAGAATAGTTTGCCGCTCGATGCTGCTAAATACACACTTGACGATTGTGAAATTCAGACAAACTACATTGACCTTAATAAGTGTAAATACTACGACCAGATGGCGGCGCTTGACGAACTTGATTGTAAATGCGGAAATGGTCATACCTGCTTCTATCAAAAGTTCGGTTACTGTCCTTTCAGATTTAAAACTGAAAAGCATGACCGTAGAATTAGAACAATGACAGTAAGCAAATCAAATCGTTTCAACATCATTCAAGAAACAAGTAAGGTATTTGAAGTTTATCCACAATTCTACATCGACCACAAGTCTAATGGTGCTGTTGTAAAGGATGAGAATGGAGACTATATTAAGAAAGTTTTCTTCATCACTGAAAAGGGTAGAGAAAATAAAGTTGGTTTCAGATATGAGAAGAATCTTAAAAACATCAGCCGCAACATAGTAAGTGACCAAATCGTTACTAAATTGTATGTATTAGATGTTGATAGTGAAATTTCTAAGACAGGACTTTGCTCTATTAAGACAGCGGAAGATAACCCATCAAAGGATAGTTACATTATAGACCTTAGCTATTACATAGAGAAGGGTATGCTTGATGGAGAAGAAGTTGAACAAGACCTTTATGGTATTACTCCTTCTGATATTCCATTAAAGAATAATTATGATGTTATACCACCTGGTTTCCTTAAACAACTCGGTTATTACAATACAGAATATGATAAATTATCCAATAAGATAATCAACTTACAAGACAGTTCATTCACAGAACTTGAAGCAAATCTTACTGTTAATTATCAGGGAATTATCACAGCTCAGGAACAAATCCTGAAAATTAAAAAGCAGATTGATAAATATAAGAATATGTACACAGAGGCTTCTCAATATGAGACATAGCAAGTATATCTTAACTATCTTGTAAAGCTATCAGAACAACAGTCAATTCTTACTCAGCTTATTTACAATACTTTCTTCACTGATGGCATATGTGATACAGAGGCATTTGATTTAACAAAGGGATATGCTGATAGTGTTCCTGCGGCGAACGCAACTGCTATTGAGTTCTTTGATTGTATCAAAGACTTAGAGGAAAGTAAGAAATATTGGATTGACCAACACTCTTATACAAAAGGTATCCTTGGTCAATTTAATAGCGAATACTTACAGATTCAATAGTGGAAGAGAGAGCGAGCAAGTTACTTAAAACTTATCAATCAAATTTCATCTGCTTTCTATAAGAAGTATGAGCCATACTTAAAAGAAGGAACATGGTCAGATAGCAACTACTTAACTGACAATGCTTACTATTTTGGAGCACTTGATGTTGCGGCAGACGGTGCAGTTCCAAAAGTTACTTATACAATTGATGTTATTGATATCTCACCTTTAAGTGAAGAATATGATGATATCTATGATTTTGATTTGGCAGATGTAACTTATGTAGAAGATATTGGTATGTTTGGTATTAATAAACACACTGGACTTCCAAACAGACTTCGCACATTGATTTCCAATATCGAGGAAAATCTTGACGACCCATCAAAGAATAAAATCACCGTTCAGAATTACACAACATCATTCCAAGATATATTCCAGTAGGTCACAGCATCGGTTCAATCACTAACTTATAACGAGAATATCTATAAGCGTTCTTCAAACTTTACTTCCATGTAGGCTATATCAAATGATAGCTTATAGGGCGCACTTGATACAAATGACTTAACTCTTATCAATACAGAAGAAAACAATATTCAAGTTGATAACACTGGTACAAGTGGTAGTGATATTAACAACCATGCCAATAAATATCGTCTTGATGGACAAGGTTTATTCTTCTCAAACGATGGTGGACAGCATTGGAGTGTCGGTGTTGGACCAAGCGGTATTAATGCTGATTATATTAAAGTCGGCACACTTGATGCAGGTAAGATAAGAATTGCTGATAGTAGCTATGTTTACTTCTCATGGGATAAGGATGGTATTGTAGCTTATCGTGACCCATAGGCAGTCACAACAGACTCAAAGAACCTTAACGATGCGGCTATATTTAATAAGTATGGTTTAAGTATCGTATCTAATGGAAACATTAAGTTAAGAGCAGGTTATTCATTTAACAACGAGTCTGGCGGCGAAATGACGGGCGAAAGAGACTTGGGAGACGAAATTGGTTTCTACCTTTACAATAACAACGGTGAACCAATCTTCTCAACAACTTCTTCTGCGTCTGGTAAGCGTGAGAGTGCTATCATTAAGCTTATTGGTGAAATGATGGTAAGTAATACACTTACGGTTCAGAAGTCTGGCGGCGATAGTTACAGCAATAAATTAAAACCACTTACTCCCGCTAAGTTCGTTTATTCACCTTATCTGTTTGAAATCCCATCAGCTTGGGTAACAACAGTTATTGAAACAAATCCAGACACTCATGAAACAATCCATTACTTTGATGGTACATCAATACCAATTAGCAACTCAATGCTTGGGGCTTATTTCATTGGTAATGAGAATCTTACAGAAGTAATGATTGAAAGAGAGGGCATGGTAGAGATATATACCAAGACTTCTATAAATGAGACTTCAATAGTATCAACTTATTGTGACACTACAAATGAGTCTATCAGATATAAAATAAACAAGAGACACCAAGTAGCAGTAAATCATCTTGGTGGTAAAACACATTACTACTATGAAATTAGCGATATAAACGGAAACAACTCTAAGAAGTATTTCTTCAATAGCGAAGGCACAGAGTATGGACAAACAATGGATATCACCATTTACAATGGAACAGAATCCGTTACTCCTGTCACTGGCGCTGCCGCCATAGGCGTAGTTTATAATTGCTATGACTGGGGTAATCCACTTACAGCTAAACAACCATTTAATACCTATACAATTGACGGTATTGAATACTTAACAAGAACCTCTGGCGGTGGAGGAACAGTCACACAAGATTCGTCTGTTGGACTTTACCTTAACAATCCAAGTCTTAATGGATAGGAAGCAACAGGTTCTGGTGTTGAACGTTTATTCCTTTGCTGTGCTCAAAATGGTGATTAGGTTGCGAACTTATTTGCCGTAACCAAAGACGGTTCAGCTTATTTCGGTGGACGCATTGAAAACGAAAACAGTGCTATAAATGTATCTGATAAAATCACAATAGCAAATCCATTAATACGAATTGATAATGATGGTAGCTTATCAATTAGTTTCGGTCAAATTAAAGACCCAAACAACGGTAAGAGTTTGAACCAATATATTGCTGACCAAATCAATGATGCAGGCAGCGAAATTCGTCGTGCTCTTGATAATGAGATTAACAATGTTAATAACAGAATATCATCAGCGATTGGAAGTATTGAGAGTTTCAGAGACCATTAGCATCAATTTAATGTCAGGGGCGGAACAGCTCATTTCTCTCCATCAGCTGGTGAACCTCCACATGATATTCCTTACAGTCAGCTACGAGTAGTTGTATGCACGGGTGATACAAGTCATTGTGGAACAGTTCCAATTGGAGAAATATATAGTGTAGGAGGAGTATGCTAATGATTTATTCAACAGCAGAGATAAAAGATTTATCTACGCTTATTAGTGAGATAAAGGAGAAAGTGTTTGATATAAACACACAATATAAGTTTCTTAAAATTGCCAAAGCAATAAAAGAGGAAGAGGAGTTCGTTCATGAGTAGGAACTCCTCCTACTCAAACAGTATGGCGAGAAAGATGAAAATGGAAAACTTATTACATCACCGGACGGCGGCGTAAGAATACAAAAAGAGTTCTTAAATGAATGTGGGGCAAAGGTCATGGAGATTAACAATAGACAGATACAACTGCCAGATATCTATTTCAGTCTCGATGAACTTGAACCGCTTGGACTCACTTTTGGATAGCTCGTGCTACTCGACCCGTTTATAAAATAAAAAAGAAACCCTTCTCAATTGAGAAGGGTTTTTCATTAGAATTGAATCATCATATTTTGTTTTCTGTCTGACACTCCCCATCGTCCTATGAGGATTGCGTCGGCTTCGTCTTCTGTTACCTTTATGTCATATAACTTCTTAACAATAAGCTAAGCACTTTTCTTTTTATCTGTTCTTGTAGAACCTTTAACTTTACTATGCGCTCTCCAAATTTGAGGAGGAACCATCTTGAATATAAATCCATTCTCATAGCAATAGTTTTGAAGAACACCTTGTAAATGAGCAAGTATCTTAAAAGTAAGGACCTATTCCTCACCACGCTCATTCTTTTGAAGCTGTATGTCTTCAAAAATTACAAGGTCAGGTTTCCACATTTGTATCATATTTGCTACCCAGCTTTTGGTTTTCATAATCTTTTCTGTACTGTATATTACACCAGAATCCTATGCTCCATATTTGATTAATTCATCATCATCATATACTGACCAACCAGAGATACCGCTTGCTTGGTCAAAAGCTAAGATTCTGAAACCTTTGCTCTTTGGCGCAGAGTCGTTCATCCGATAATATCGATTACTCTTACATATTGGGCATTCTTTGTGGCGGCGCCAATAATCAAAAGTCATAAAATTCTCATGTCCACAAGGACACTGAAAATCCATTTGTGTTTTTAAATTAGTGTAGGAGTCAGAGAGAAGTTTCCATCCCGCTGCCTCCACCTCTAATTTTACATCATCATATTTAAGTTTTGACACTTAAATCAGCCCTGGTTAACCGCCTTATTTGAAGTGCTGCCAAAACCACCTTCGCCACGTTCTGTAGTTCCGAGCTCCTCAACAGATTTTACAACATTCCATCTTATCATGGGTGTTGGAGCAATTACAAGCTGAGCAATCTTCATGTTCTTGTCAATAACATAAGGAATGTCATTTGTATTTGTCATGATAATACCAATCTCACCACGATAATCAGCATCGATAGTGCCAGGCGCATTGGCGATTCTTAAACCGCTCTTCAAGCTAAGACCGCTACGAGGTCTTACCTGAATTTCATAGCCTGCGGGCACTGCTACTGCAATACCAGTCTTAACGATTTTTGTTTCGCCAGGTTCAAGTCTTGTTTCCTCAACTGCGAATACGTCAGCACCAGCATCAGTAGGATGAGCATACTCTGGAATAGTAGCATCCTTACTCAGCTTAACAATCTTGACATCAACAGAAGTTCTGTTACTTTTGATGAGGTCTTCATGTGTATCTGTAATACTTGAAAAGAGTAATGAGAAAAACTCTTTCTTATTATCAGAGAGGTCTGGCTCTTCCATAATCTCATCAAGCATTTCCTTGTAAAACTCTTTTTCTGCCTTTATCTGGTCAACTGATACATCTGGAACTGAAAGTAAAGCTTCTCTCTGTTCGTTCTGAAATTTCTCTGAACGTATCATGTTCTTGAAGCTATTCTTGAACATCGGCCACATAGCGTCAAACTCTTCATCCTTCATCTCCACAAAAGCCATAAACTGACCAAGTGAATCCTTATCCACTGATGAGTTTAATAAGTTCATAAAATCATTATTCATCGTCGTATATACCTCCATTTACATCTTTACTCATTTCATCAATAACACCAATTTCAAGTGCCTTTTCGGCGCCGAAATACCAATCATCCTTTGCGTGCTGTTCATAAGTTGATTTGCTAATTTTAGTAAAGGAAAGAACAAGTTCCTTAATCTGTTTAAGCTGATACTTCTTATAGAACTCTGCTTGCTGACTTATTTTATGAGCATCGCCTTCCATTATAGCAGAACCTTCATGGAAAAGGAAAGTAGCATTTGGAAATGCCATTCTCTTATCTGCGGCTATTGCAATGAAGAATCCGCCGCTGTAAGCCTTACCCGTAACTACTGTGTAAATAGGAGTCTTAGACATTCTTATCACATCAGTGATAAGTAATGAAGTTGTAAGACAGCCGCCGGGACAGTCAATATAAATCTGAATTGGTATTCTTTCATCGATTGGAGTTCCATTGAACTCGTCTTCTGCGTTCCAAAACTGAATAGTTTCAAGGAACTGTCTACCAATAGATGGTTCAATTTCACAGTTCAAATATAACTTTCTTTCAACGAAATGATATTGAGTGAGAACTGCGATTGGGTCGAACTGTGCTTCTGGGTCTGCGAATAAATCAAGGAACTAACATTCGTCCTCTCCTTCCATTTCTGTAAGGTCGTTATATGCTCCTTCCAGCTCCTTCATAAATTCATCCTTTGGCTTTAACTTACCGTTTTCATCATAGATGTTAATGTTAATCGGCTGTTTGCTCATTCTCCTTTTCCTCCTTAGCGTCTATTGCTGTTTTTATTTCTTTTATTGATTTTGTCAATTCAAAAATTTTTGGATTGAGAACAAAAGTATCAACAGAAATAGATTTTAATTCCTCTTCTGCTTTGTTCAATTCAAATTTCAAATCATCAAGAGTGAAATCCATAAAGTCCATTTTTCTCCCTCCTTATGTATATATTATAACATAATTTATAATAAAAGTCAATAACTCAACACTAATTCTTCAAAGGAAATTGTCTTTGGATTCTGTTTGAGTAAGAGTCTTTTTGGAAAAGTAATGTAGTTAGATTCGTTAAAGGAGTCACCCTTAAATTCCTTGAAGCTGATTTGACCTTTCGTTGCCCATGATAATAAATCTTTTTGGAGTTGTGTTTCTCCTTGTTTATAAAAATGTATAGGTTTATCGGTCAATGTTTTGGCGGCGAGAATGAAGGTACATAAACGCTCTTCTGAAACATTAGTGTTATCAAAACGATAACAGCTTTTGCCTGCGAATGTTTCAATCATTTCTTTATCAAGGTCAAATGGAATCATTATTCTTGACTGATAAATATTTGTTGCCAACTGCTCGAACTCTTTTGCGTCTTCTTTTGAGTTACATTTTACAGTATGTAAGAAGCGTATCTTATTGTCGAAATGCTAAAACATTTCTCTCCAATCGTCCTCTAAGGTAAAATCTCTGTCATTTATATAAGTAAAATGAGCGTCAGCTTTTGATAAGGAGAAATCTTTCGTTCTCCAATCTATTAAGCTATTTTTCTTTACCGAGCCATAGAGCACCTTGTCTCTTATCTTATCCTTAAATAAGTCATAAGGTAAGAATGACGGCTCATAACTATTAGTCTTTTCATTAATACCTGTTTCTCCAAAGAAGGCTCTTCCACAGAACACTCCTTTATTTTGGTCAATTACTAACTTTTTAGGAATTGGTAATGCGATACTATCTTTAAAGTAAAATATCTTATTATAACGTCCTGTTTTTTCATAAGGTTTCATCATTATTACTTGATGACCCTCATCCATTAATCTTGCATATGCTTTCATTAAGGGCAGGCTTAATGTAAAGCCTGACCCATGATGAAAATCGATATCGTATAGTCCTATGGTAGCGATAATTATCCCTCCATTTTATTCAATAAATTATATAAGTACTGTTTATCAATTTTATTATAGTCTTGATATGGTATATAATATAGAGGAATTTTATGTAATAAACAGTAGTCCTTTTTTAATTTATCATATTTAATACGTTTTTTAAATTTTTCTTCTCCGCCCCAAAAAGATATTGGCATTTGATGTTCATGTCCCTAACATTCAATTAAACAATATAAAGTATTATTTTTAAATATTGCAAAATCAAATCGCAAGGGTTTAGAATCACCAACTAAATGCTTGTTGTTTTGTATATGTCATGCTTTATCACCTAAAAATTTAAAAGAGAGAAACTTCGCACTTGCAACCGTTTCTCCCTTTAGTGTCTGATTTTTCTGTTGTCCGCCAACGAATGCCGCCCATAAACGACTTGTCTCAGGTTTTTCTGTTGCCTGCCAACTAATGTTGCTCTTAAAACAACTTTCGTTCGGATTGACGTCGTGTCAGACCACGTTGACAACTTCTGTTGTCATTATTATTATACACCCTGAGAGGGCATTTTGTCAATAGAATTTTTGAAAAATACAGAGAATTTTATATAATTTCTTTTAGCTGTTCAATAGACAAAGTTTCATATTTTTTCATATAAATCAATCCTCACATTGAGCACGTTCTGTTGTGGATTTTGTGATGAATCCTTCATCGTCCATTTCTTCAATTTTCTCAAAGAGTGGGAATGAAGTACTCTTATATTTCTTTGGAACAAAATCATCATCACGTCTGATACCAGTTATGATAAGTTTATTACCTCTTGCGAAGAAACTCTTTTCAACAACTGTCTTTGTTCCATCAGGATTCTTACGTGAAATCTGTCTGTCCCACTTTGCATACTGATTTTTCCAAACCTTTACGTTTACAACCTGCATTGTTGGAGTTAAGAGAACTACTGTACTCTTATTCTTATCCTTATCAATTACAGTTCCACAGATTCTTGAAATCTCATACATTCTTATCATGCCGCCTTCCTTAGTAAGGAACTCTGAGGCAATCACTGGGTCTTTATCCAAATCCTCGAAATCAACAATCTTGTATGCTCTCTTGTTAAGATTAGCAAGCTCATGATTGTGACAATATGTGCCAAGAGCATCCATATCCCACTTATCAATGCCGCCCTGAGCATACTTTTCAGATACCTCAGTAACAAGTGTAGCATTAAGTTTGTTTAAAATTTCCTGCTGTTTTTCCTTCATCCATGCTCTTACTGGATTCATTGCTTTATCATATGTATTGTCCCAAGTTGTTTGCTTGATTTTAGCATGGTTGTTTTCACCATCAATTACTGCATCTACAAGAACATCTGTGTCATAGTGTTCAAGGAAGAATCTCATGGCATTTCTGTCAAGAAGGTAATAGTCTCCATCCTTGAATTTTCTGATATATTTTGTGAAGTTATAAACCTTTGCTTCAAATGAGAGTTCCTCTGGAATAAGACCTCTGTTGAATAACATTGTCATATTCTGTAATGTAATTCTCTTTTTCTTGTCAGCGATGAGGTCGAGATAAGAGTTCATTGTAGCAACTCTGTTCTCATAAAGATTATCAAATGCACCTGCCTTTATCAAGCTGACCATTTGAGTTTTGTTAACCTTAACCTTGCTCATAAAGTCTTCAAGAGAACTGTAAGGACGATTCTCAATAATTTCATAAACAAGATTTGTACCAATTCTATCAATACCCTTCAAACCATAAATGATAGCGTTCTGCTCAGAGTCAGGCTTAAAGATAAGGTCTGATTTATTGATATCTGGCGGCAAAACATTTATACCAGCTTTCTTGGACTTACCAAGTGCAACACTTATTTTACCATAGTTAACACTCTTGTTTTTCTTCTTTGTTGGTGTCTCTTCCTCTTCTTCATCGAAGTCTACCTCTCTATCTACATCGTCTACTTCAAGAAGGTCTGCACCACCCGCGTTTGTAATCAAACAAGCACAGTTCCAATAAATATCGGAATATGTTGTTGCAAGATAAAGAGTCTGAAGACCAACAAATGAATAAGCAAGTGCGTGAGGTTTCGCACTGTACCACTACTACTTTCATAGTCCGCTAAAGCGTTGTGGTCTGGACTATACCATACATTTCAAAACGAAATGGAGTTATTATAGTCTCTGAACGTCTCTCCAATTT